TCCCGGTACTGGTCCTCCGGGATCTCGTACCACTGCTTGGTGGTCTTGTCGTAGATGCGATAGGTTTTAGATTTGTTTCCCATGTTCGACTCCTTTGGATTTGCTTGAATCCGCAGAAGCCGAACCGTCCGTAGAGACAGAAAGACGGCCGGGACAGTGTTTTTGAAGTCACTATCTCGGCCGTCTGTGCAGCTCTGCGGATCGTTGATTTACGTGTTATTCACTTGTTTGTCGCTTACACGGCTTTCTGAAAACTCTTGACCTTGAAGGTCGAGTCATCAATCCGTGTGATTTCGGTCTTGGTATCGTTTCTCTCGACGGTGAACGTTTCGCCGACTGCAAGGTGAGCAGTGGTGCGATGTCCTTTGTAGAGAGAGGACACGAAGCCGGTTCTGGCATCTCCGCGACACATGAGATGACCTGAACAGTCTCGGATATCTTCCATTGAATCCCTCCTTTCTAAAATTCCTAAATAAGCGGCTCCGCTGATTAGCGAAGTTACTTTGCAAAAAATAAAGAGCGGAACTACCTGATGCATATTAGGAAAGGTAGCCCAGCTCCTGTAAGCGTATTGCAGCGGACTGTTTTGAGACCTGATAGAAGCCAGCGAACTGCTCGATCACCCATTTTCCCTTGGAGACAAGTCCGGCAGAAACAAATGAATTCTCCTTGCTCCGATCCAGTACCATCTGGAAGGCTTTACCGACAGTCTGCTTAGGCATGAGAATGCGAGGAGCGATGTTGTTGGCTTGCCATTCCATCCAGTCTTCGTCAGACCATTTCTTGGGAAGGGTGTCATAACCGATTCCGGCAGGCTCCCTGTAGGCAATGCTCTGCTTATTGCCGAGCCGGTTGGCGGCGATATAGTATCTTCTGTGGTATACCCAGTGGACGCATTCGTGGGCGATGGTATTCCTCTTGGTTCCGAAGTTTCGCTTCAGAAACGTGTCCGGATCGATGAGCATGGTTCCGCCTTTTATCGGAATCTCTCTGTATTCGTCGTTTTCGGGATCGTAGATTTCTGCGAGACCGTCTGTAAAGCAGGTTTGACCGAGAATGCTCAGATCTTCGCTGAGATGAACTTCCAGAATGGCCATGTGAAGCTGATGCCTGGCGATATCCTCGATAGGGACGGGCATCGGCTTTTCCAGCGCCTCTTTGCAGTAATGCGAGAGAAAATCAGCAGCCCGGTCATCAAATTCAGACTTGTACATGTGAGGGACAAGGTTGCTGAGAAATACGTCATTTACCATACGATAGGATCACTCCTTCTTGTCGATTGCGTCATAGACCTGCTTCCAGAAATCATCCCTGAGACCTTTGTCGTTGGCTTTCCGAAGAGCAGCGCGGACATGCGGCAGGTTCTCATCCATGATGTATTCAGGAAGATCAGGGGCAGCTTCATTTCTGTCCCGTCCGGCAAGGTCGAACATCTGGGCCTGCTCCTCGGGAGAGAGGTGAAGCACATCGGAGATCTTCAGGAGCATGGACATTTCGGGTGGGTTCCGGCGTCCTTTAACGATGTCGGATAAATAGGTGGGCGTCGCACCCATAGCCTTGGCAATGTCCTTAAGCAGGATGTCTCCTCCGTCCGGACCACGCCCTCGGCGTTTTTCGTCGATAAACTTTCCAAATTCACCAGCCATAGCAATTCTCCTTTCAATAGCTGATTAGCAGATTCGCTAATCTGTTTATTAGTGTATCAAAAAGAAAAACCGATGTCAAGGAGGCTGAAAAATCGCGCTGCATTTTCATACAGCGCGACAATAAGTTTAGTCCAAGTAGATGAAAGATTGTGGAACATGATCTATCCCGTAGTCCGACAGTTCTTTTGGAGGGTCGTAGACGACTACGTTTTTCAGTTTGTAAGCCACGGCGTTGTGATAGCCGTGATAGTAGGCGCGGTACTTTGCCCGCGTAATTCCGGCAGCTTTTTTAGCCAGCTCCCAGATTTTAGAAGGGCTTCCTTCTATGATGTCCTCAATCTCAGCTTCTCCGACGACCTTGCTTTCGGGAGCCGTGGAGTAGAAAACAATTTTATTGACGCCGGTTTTACATCGGCGTTTTCGAAATTCGTATTCCTTTTGTCCATCAAGAATGACTTTAGCGTATTCTGGCTTAATCGATAATAACATTGTCGACATCAACATTTCCCTCCCGTAGAATTTTCTCGAATTGACTTCTTGTGTATCGGAAATTCATCGGGTGGGTTCCCGGCCAGAGGTCATTATCCTTGAGCCATCTCCAATTGACATTATTGCCTGCGCCAAAATAACCGCAGTAAAGAAGTTCGATTACAGTAAGATTCTTTTCATTATCATACCGATTCTTTAGTTCAAACTTGGTATAGACCGACTTGTTTCCAACGATGTGAAGAAACTCATCAAACGAATGTAAGAACTGTCCCTGAGTTTTTATTTTCTCAACTCGGGTAGCAATGCAGTATGAGGTTATAACAGACTTATAGCCGGGTCTGCCATCATTACCGGTATACTTTCGATAAATAAGGACGGGATCACCAGCTTTGAAAGCGAGACTATAAGGACTTCCAATATAGACCTTCTTCAGACCATTTGCAACATTGATATCGACGCGCTCCTGCAGCGTATTTGCCAGTTCTGAATAGGCAAACATGGTATCGTGATATTCCATATTAATAGCAAGGCATCCGGCATGGCTCATCCTGCCACTGATGAATGGAAACGCCTTGCATGGATCGCTAATGTCCAAATTTCTGCGGTCCTTGATATAGACGCGTTCACCGTTAAGATTATCTCCAACGTAATTGAATCCGTATTTTTCAAGCAGGAAGATTAAGCTGGTATGCTTCTCGAAGACTGTAACATAGATCTCGTTAGCGCATTGATCTCTCCAGTCCCATAATGTCAATCCCAGTGCGCCTTCGCCAATCCGCTGATGTTGGAACCGTTCGTCGATCTTGATCGTCGTAATCTTTAAGCGAGAGTCGTACGGAAGAACGTGTCCATTTGAAAGTTTGATCTCTTCCGTTTCACCTGGCTTCAGATTAACGAAAGCGCCGACACCTTGCTCATCTTCGAAGACGAGGGCTTCCTTTCCTTCTGCTGCTTTCTTGGCGAACCACTTTGTGAATTCAGTACTGTTTGCGCTGCCCGGATAGTCTCTCTTTAATGAGTCGAAGAAGGGATCGTTGATATCTATGTCAGCAAATCGCTTGTGAATGAATTTACCTGCCATATGATTTCCTCCTTATAGGGATCTCAGGAAGTCAATCGCCGACTCGAGATCAGCTGCGCCGGTCGAGATGAACAGCTTCGCATTCAGTAACTCGGCGACCTCATTGGCGTATTGTTTTTCCATGTTTTGAAACTGTTCTACATACTCAGGTGTCTCATCGATCCCGTCGCGTGTCTTGCGGCGTTCGACGATGACCTTCGGCTTCTCAGTCAATAATACGATGGCTTCCGGCTTGAGCGTGGTGAACGTCTCAAGCGAGATCCGTTCCGGTTCGCCAGTGCTCCTGTTGATGAGGCAGAAATGCCCGTCAAGAATGAAATCGCTACCGCTTTCGCGCAGCTCTTGCACGGCGGCGAGTAAATACTGCTGGTTTTCCTCTATTTCGGCGACCAGCTTGTCACTACTGAAACTGGCATTACGTGCCTTTGCAATCAGATCACTTGCCGAATACGCCTCGATACCCAGTTCCTTTTTTACAAGGCCACAGAAGTAGCCTTTGCCGACCGCATGAATGCCACTGATAAAGATCATAGGACCACCTCCTAAGTTGTTCAGCGTAGCTAAAAAATAGATTATGTACAGTATATCAAAAGTTTGTGCATAAATCAATAATTCGGCGGAAAATTTCGCGCGAACGCTTGATTAAATCTTGATTTTGCATCGCAGAATGTGTATAATGGGTTTACAAGTCTGATTTTGGCGGAAAGCGAGGTAAGCGTCATGGCCATTAGCTATAAGAAATTGTGGAAACTACTGATAGATCGCGATATGAAAAAGAAGGATTTACAGAAGGCTGCCGGTATTAGCTCGGCGTCAATAACAAAACTTGGAAAAAATGAAAATGTGAATACAGAGATCATAGAAAAGATATGCGTTGCCTTGGATTGTGATGTCAGTGACATAATGGAAATGACGAACGAAGAGGCAAAATGAGGAAGGCGGATTGAAATGGGCGAGATTATTAAATATGGAAATCTCCAAAGACAAAAAAACACCATTTCCCGGCTTCTCATTTACTGGACACGAATACGAGAGCTGTCTTCAAAGCCGATATCTGTCAGCAAACCGCTTTCGGAAAAACTGCAGGACGTATCGCCGAGGAGCCGGACAATGAGGCTTGCATCTTGTTTTCAAAGCGTGCTCGCACAGTATCCGGACAACGTGGTCATCAAAGATATCGACGTGATGTTCAATCCAGCCTATCAGGTCGACGTTTTGAAGATTCTCACCGAGGCCCGGAAAAGCAAACCGTACAGCGTGATCTGGCCGGGGCGATATGAAAACGGAACACTTTATTACAGCGAACAAGGGTATCCGGACTATAAAGCATATGAAGTAAAGAACTATGACATCACCTGTGTCATTTAAGGAGGAAACGCTAAATGAAGTATTCAGAGCTAATAAGCTTCAAGCCAATCGAATCGACGATACAGCTTGTTGAGGGCACAAAAACAGAAAGCGGAGTCAAGGAACTCGTGCAGACCTATGTCATGTCGGACAGCATGGCGGAAAGTCTGCAGGCTCCGGTGATCGACCAGCTCCAGATGGACGAGGTAGTCGACAACAAAGGCGTTTTCATCGTAGGTAACTATGGTACCGGTAAATCTCACCTGATGAGTGTGATTTCTGCTGTGGCTAATGACGCAGGCAATCTCCAATATTTACAGAACCAGAACTTTGCAAAGCGCATGGAGCCTGTTGCAGGCAAATTCGAGATTCTACGGTTGGAAATTGGTGGAGTGACCATGACGCTCTACGATATTCTCTTTGACTACATTGAAGAGGATTTCCAGCGTCGTGGCATTGACTTCAAGAAACCAGACTATTCGACGGTCCGCGACAACAAGAAGGTCATCCGTCAGATGATGGAAGCCTTCAATTCCAAATACCCGGACAAGGGATATCTGATCGTCGTAGACGAGTTCCTGGCCTACCTTACATCCAGAGACGAGCGCCAGCTGGTTCTTGACCTGGAAGTGTTGCGTGCTTTCGGAGAAATGTGCTCAAAGAGTAATCTCCGTATCATTCTTGGCATTCAGGAGAAAATCTTCGACAATCCAAAATTCAGCTTCGTCTCCGAAACGCTGAAACACGTCAGCGATCGTTTTACACAGATGGAGATTACAAAGGAAGATACGGAGTACGTTGTTTCAGAAAGGATCCTGAAGAAGAATCCGGAACAGAAGGCGCTGATCCGGAATCACCTCGAGAAGTTCTCCAGCCTTTACAGTGGCATGTCTACCCGCATGGATGAATTTGTGGATCTGTTTCCGATTCACCCGGCTTATATTGATGTATTCAATAAAGTCTATCTTGTGGAGAACCGCCATATCTTGAAAAACATCTCCAGAGTCATTCGTGATATCTTTGATAAAGACGTACCGGAAGATGCACCTGGAATCTATTCCTTCGATACCTATTGGCCCGCCATCAAGGGAAATGGGCTTCTGAAGAGCGACGTTACAATCAGCAAGGTCGTGAATGCCAGCACACAGCTGGAGGAGATTATCAATCGCTCCTTCCCGCACAAGGTTTATAAGCCGCTCGCAATTCAGATCATTTATGCACTCAGCGTGCATAGGCTGACGACAAACGGACTCGATGTGCAGTTCGGACTGACCGCGGAAAACCTGAAGGACGACCTCTGCCTGTATCTGGATTCCATGCCGGAAAACGATGCAGACTTCCTCCTTGGCGTTGTCAACACGACGCTGAAGGATATCATGACGACCGTCTCCGGACAGTTCATCATTCATAACGACGCGAATAACCAGTACTACATCGACGTCGACAAGGTCGTAGACTACGACGAGAAGATCAATCAGAAAGCGTCGCTTCTGGCTCCTGCGGAGCTGAATCGGTACTTTTACACGGTTGTCTACAACTGCCTTGAATGGGACGCGAAGGAATACGTCACAAACTTCAAGATCTACGAGTACGATCTGAACTGGAACAGCCACAATATCTTCCGGGAAGGTTATCTCTTTATGGGACTTCCGGGAGAACGCAGCACGGCCCAGCCGGAACGAGACTTCTATATCCACATCATGCCGCCATATGACAACGGCAATGTGGATATTGCGAATCTCCCGGACGAAGTCTACTTCTTCTTCCGCTCCGCGGATGAGTTCAAGAAAAATTTGGAACTCTATGCAGCAGCGAATCAGCTAGCTGAAATCAGCGAGGGCAAGGATAAGGAAGCCTATCTGAACAAGGCGAAAATGTTCAACCGCCAGCTCGTAAAATATCTAAGCGATAACAAGAACACCTGCTTCAACGTGACCTACAAAGCTCAGATGAGACAGCTGATCGAGGTTTTGAAAGGCAAGTATCGTCCAGACCTGACTTTCAAAGATACCATCGACCTCGCAGCCTCGATCTGCCTTGATGAATATTTCACGGGCAAGTACAAAGACTTCCCGGTCATGAAGACCAGAGTCACCAGAAAGAACATGGCAGGACTGGCACGGGATTCCTTTGACTATTTTGCAGGCCGGAAGACGCAGCAAGCACGGATGATGCTCGAGAGCTTTGGTGTGCTCGAGGATGACAAGATCAAACCTGAAAACTCGAAGTATGCCAGATACTATATCGATCGCCTGCAGGAGCTGCCGCCACAGGGCGTGTTGAACTATACCGACCTGTTTGAAGAGCAGTTCATGAGTGTGTATATCGACAAGCAATTTAAGATCAGCTTCTTGTTTACACCGATCATCTTCCTGTCGCTTGTTTACGCGGGATACGCGGTCATTACGCTGAACAATGGCAAGACGATAACAGCATCCAACCTTGATGAGATTCCAAATACAAATGCGCTTGATCTGTACGAATTCAAGTACATCTCCCGTCCGGCAAAGATGGCTCTGGCGGAGATCAAGAAGATGTTCGAGGTACTTGGCCTCAATCCTGCGCTCCTGGATTTGCCGAAGGACAGAGACAATGGCGTCAAGCAGCTCATTCAGGCCGCACAGAATTTTTGCAATGATGCGGTTCTCGGAACAAGGAAACTTTCTGACGGCTTCGAGCTGTGGGGAGAGCCGCTTGCAGATTCGCAGATGAAGGCGAAGATGCAGAGCGCCTGCGATAAGGTCAAGGGGGAATTCAGCAACTACTCAGCGAAGTTTAACACTTTCGCAAAGCTGAATAATTTCCGGCACACGATGGATGAGATTCAGGAAATTGAGAAGCAGATCTGGACTTTACGCCGTATTCCTGAGTACCTCGATTTCAAGAGCGAATGCGGAGATTTAGTCGGATACGTTGCGAGTGTCCAGAACTTCGATATTGATGAGATTAAAACTTCTATCGAAGACGCACGCGCAGCCTTCCGAGCAGCAAGAGACAGCATTGCAGAAGGGACATCCGGTGCTGATGCGGCTCGCGCTGTGAAGGATGCGCTTGAGCCAGTACAGGAAAAGTACATTAATCTTTACTACGATGCACATTCGAAGAAGCGCCTCGGAATTGAGGATGCGCAGCGGAAGGGTAAGATTCAGGAGAGCTTTGCACTCAAGAATCTACGTAAGCTGCACGCCATCACGATTCTGCCGGGTGCGAAGCTGTCCGACCTTGAAACATCGATGGCGAACATCAAGGTCTGCTACGAACTGACGCCGAGCGAACTGAAGAAGAATCCAATCTGCCTTCATTGCCACTTTGACATGAGCAGCCATGAGAGAAATGTGCATGGCCTGCTGGATCAGATCGACTACGGCATTGATGAGCTGACACAGGAATGGACGAAGAAGCTGCTGGAGACTGTCACCGATCCGCTCGTGCTCGCGCAGAAGCAGTACCTGAATGACGACCAGCAGAAAGTCATCGATGACTTTGTCGCCTCAAAAGAACTACCGAAGCGAGTGGATGATTTCTTCGTCGAGAGCATTACCGCGCTTCTGAAAGGATTCGAGCCTGTGGTCATCGACGCGGAAACGCTGGTGGAAAAGCTCGAACAGCTACAGCCGCTCAGTGAAGATAACTTCCGTAAGAAGCTGAACGATATCATCGCTTCCTACACTAGAGGCAAGGATGAAAGCAAGCTGCGTATCGTCGTAAAGCGTAAGGAGAATTAAAACTATGGAGAAGAGAAAACTGACCAAGGAGGATCTCGACAAGGTCCGCGATATAGAAGGCTTCCCGATCGGCACGGACGAGGACATCATTGCGCTCTCCGATGCGCCATATTACACCGCATGCCCGAATCCGTTTATTAAGGAATTCATCGCGGAGAACGGGACTCCTTACGACGAGGAGACGGATGATTATCATCGCGAGCCGTTTGCGTCTGATGTCAGCGAGGGAAAGAACGATCCTATTTATATGGCACATACTTACCATACTAAGGTGCCTTACAAAGCAATAATGAGATACATTCTCCATTACACCAAGCCAGGCGATATTGTTTTTGATGGATTTTGCGGAACAGGAATGACTGGTGTCGCTGCTCAGATGTGTGGTACCGATAATTACATGCTGCAACAAGAGTTGAAAGCTGACGAGAACAATTGGGGACGTAGGAATGCCATTCTGAATGACCTGTCACCTGTAGCTACTTATATTACATACAATTATAACAGCCTCGTAGATATAACAGCTTTTGTTGAAGAAGGTCAAAAAATACTACAAGAAGTCGAAAAGGAGTGTGGTTGGATGTACGAAACCGCACATTCCTCAGATTCCTCTGTATCGTTCTTATCCGCGGAAATGAAACCTAAGGGGAGAATTAACTATACAGTGTGGTCTGATGTATTTGTTTGCCCACATTGTGGAAATGAATTCGTATTTTGGGATGTTGCTGTCGATGCAAAAAACAAAAAAGTAAACAACGAGTTCACTTGTCCTTCATGCGGCGTTCGTCTAACAAAAAGAGACTGTCAAAACGCAGTAATGACCGTTTTTGACGAGAATCTGAAGACTACGCATACAATGAGCAGGCAGGTTCCCGTGTTAATCAATTATCTTTACGCAGGGAAGCGATATGAGAAAAAACCTGATGAGGCAGATTTAGAGTTACTAAAAAAGATTGATGCCTTAACAATACCCTATCCCTACCCACATAACAGGATGTGCGAGGGGGGAGAATCCCGGCGCAATGACAAATACGGAATTACAAATGTGGACCAATTCTATACAAAACGAAATCTTTATGTGCTCTCAGCATTGTATGAGAAGTCAAAAACATCAAGATTCAGAATTGTAGTCGAATCAGTAAATCCTGGCCTGGTTTCCAAACTTGTTCGTTATAACATGGGAAAGCGCGGGAATGGAGTTCTTAGCGGAACGCTTTATTTACCTTCCCTTTCTGCTGAAGGCGATGTAATAAAAGCTGTAGAAGGGAAATTTAAAGATTTTCAAAAAGTCTTTCAGATGACCCATACGTTTCGAGGAGCTCTATGTGAGACATCTTCTTCTACACAGCTTAAAACGATTCCCAATAACACTGTGGATTACATTTTTACCGATCCGCCATTTGGGGACAATTTAAATTATTCAGAGCTTAGCTTTATTTGGGAGTCTTGGCTTAATGTGTTAACCCGTAATAAAGCAGAGGCTATTGTAAATGATGTCCAAGGGAAAGGTATTGCTGAATATCAGAGTCTAATGACGAACTGTTTTCTGGAGTTCTACAGAGTTCTGAAACCGAACAGGTGGATGACTGTTGAATTTCATAACTCGAAGAATGCAGTGTGGAATGCGATTCAAGAGAGCCTTGGGAGAGCCGGTTTTATAATTGCTGATGTCCGTACTCTTGATAAAAAGCAAGGCAGCTTCAAGCAGGTCAATAACACTTCTGCAGTGAAGCAGGATCTTGTTATTTCGGCTTACAAGCCCAAGGAAAAGTTCCGCAAGGAATTTGAGTCAAAGGCCGGAACCGAAGAAACCGCGTGGGCGTTTGTCCGGCAGCATCTTGCTAATCTTCCTGTCGTTGTGGATTCCGACCACGATGGCAAGATCGACATTATTGCAGAGCGTCAGGCGTACCTGCTTTTTGACCGCATGGTTGCATACCACATCATGAACGGCATTCCGGTTCCGATTGATGCGACGGATTTCTATAAGGGACTGGATGAGAAGTTCCTGAAGCGCGACGGCATGTATTTCCTGCCAGATCAGGTGAACGAATATGATATTGCCCGCATCAAGATGGACGTCGAGCCGATCCAGTTTGAGCTGTTCGTTTCGAATGAGAAATCTGCTATTGCATGGCTTTATCAGCAGCTCGACACACCGCAGACGTATGCGGAACTCCAGCCGAAGTTCATGCAGGAAGTGAAGTCCGTCGACCGATACGAGGACATGCCTGAGCTTTCCGTCATGCTGGACGAGAACTTCATTCAGGATGATAAGGGCCGCTGGTATATTCCGGACCGTACGAAGGAAGGCGACGTCGCCAAGCTCCGCGAGAAAAATCTCTGGAAGGAATTCGAGAGCTATATGAACAGCAAAGGAAAGCTGAAGCTGTTTCGTTCCGAGGCAATCCGGGTAGGTTTCTCAAGGCTCTGGAAGGATAAGAACTATCAGGCCATTGTCGACATGGCGGAGCGGCTGCCGGAGCAGACCATTCAGGAAGACGATAAGCTGCTGATGTACTACGACATTAGTTTGAGCCGCGTGCAGTAAGGCTTTTGATCTGCACATTTTTGGAGGTGGCAATGTATGCTGAAGGCAGGTGAATTCGCCTTTGACAGGAATACGGGAAAAAGCGTACAGGTTCTCGATCGGCTCGAAGTATGGGGATATGTGTCCTATCGCGTCTTTGATTCGTCCACTGGAACTGTTTATAAGGTGATGGCGGACAGCTTGAGCGATTCGTCCGGTTCGAATACTTACGACGAGAATTATCTGCGCTATGTCACGCTTCTGTCAAAGATTAAAAACGAAACCGCAGGAGGACTCCTGACTTCTCTTGCCAGCGGCGTCATTCCTCTGCCGCACCAGCTGCATGTGCTGAACCGCGTGATGTCCACAAACAACATCCGCTATATTCTGGCGGATGAGGTCGGCCTCGGGAAAACGATCGAGGCTGGCATGGTCATCAAGGAACTGAAAGCAAGAGGACTGGTCAGGCGGACGCTTGTGGTCTGCCCGACCGGCCTTGTAACGCAGTGGTCTGCGGAAATGCAGGAGAAATTCCACGAGAAGTTTCAGGTGATTCTGCCGTCGGACTACGATACGATTCGCAGGCTTACGGACAGCGATGATGTCTATGGGCAGTACGATCAAGTCATCTCGCCGATGGATTCCATCAAGCCTCTCGAAAAACATGCCGGGTGGACAGAGGAGCGCGTCGAGCAATATAACCAGGAGCGCATTTATTCCATCATTAACAGCGGCTGGGACCTGATCATCATCGATGAGGCGCATCGTGTTGCTGGTTCTTCCGGTGAAGTGGCAAGATATAAGCTCGGGTATCTACTTTCGCAGGCAAGCCCATATCTGCTGCTCCTGACAGCCACGCCGCACAACGGCAAGACCGAACCTTTCCTACGGCTGGTCCGCCTGCTTGACGAGGATGCCTTTCCGAACGCAAAATCCGTAGTCAAGGAACAGGTTGCTCCGTTCCTGATCCGTACAGAGAAGCGCGAGGCTATAGACAATAACGGAAATCTGCTGTTTAAGAACCGTGTCACACATCTGGTCGAGCTGACCTGGGACGAACGGCATACCTATCAAAGACAGCTCTATGAGATGGTCACGTCCTACGTTTCGAAGACCTATAACAAGGCGCTCCGGAATCGTAAGAAAAACATGTGCCTGATTTTCCTGCTTATCATCATGCAGCGCATGGTGACAAGCAGCACGGCAGCAATTCGTCAGAGCCTTGAAAGACGGCTTGAAATCCTGAAAACCCAGAATACCAAACTGGGAACTCTTACCGAGGAGGATTTGGCGGAACTTGATATCGAAGATGGTGTCGAGGATGCTCTTCTGGCAATGTCCCTTGACATGGAAGAAGAAATCAGCGAGTTGGAGAATATCATCGCCGTTGCAAAGCAGGCGGAGTTCCAGCACCCGGATGTAAAAATCGAAACGCTGGAGAATACGATAGACGCTCTCCTAAACGCAGATAGAAACCAGAAAATTATCATCTTTACGGAATTTGTGGCTACGCAGGAATATCTCCAGCGACTGCTAACGACTATGGGATATACAGCGACAATCCTGAATGGACGGATGAGTATCGAAGAGCGTAACGAGGCACTTCGGGAATTCCGCGACAATACGAACGTCTTTATTTCTACCGATGCCGGTGGCGAAGGCCTGAACTTACAGTTCTCGAATATCATCATCAACTACGATTTGCCGTGGAATCCGATGAAGATCGAGCAGCGCTGTGGTCGTGTAGATCGTATCGGTCAGACGCGAGATGTGCAGATTTTCAATTTCATCGTAACAGAGACGATTGAAAACCGTGTACGGGAAGTGCTGGAAGAAAAGCTCTCTGTGATCCTCAAAGAAATGGGCGTCGATAAGTATTCGGATGTCCTTGATAGCGAAGTCGCGGAAGTTGATTTTACTGATGTCTATATGCGCTCGATCAGTAGGCCACATAGAAAATCCGATGAGAATCTATATCCGGTAGAATCGGAGCTGCGGCAGGAGCTGAAAAACGCGCAGAAATACAAGAGCCTGCTTCATGAAGACAAAGACCTGACGAAGCTCGTCGGGAAGGAATCGAACTTTGATGTGGATTCCGCTCTGCGCCAGATGCTCACCTATTATGATGCATGGCAGGGATTGGACCCGCGGCTCATTATGGATATCAGTATCAATGACGAGAGCATTACGCGGCATCTCAATGCAGACGTGATTCAGGATCGATTCTCCCCGATATTGTCGGTTTCGATTCAGGATTTTCCGAACGAGGAAGGTTACTTCATGCTCTGGGATCTGTCTGTAACCGATGAAAAAATGGATCAGAGAATACTTCCCGTATTTGTCAATAAAGATTTTGTGCTGCGGCCAATGGCCGGGCAGCGGATTATGGATGTATTCCTCGATGGAACGTCACGACTTTCTATCCGTTCCGTACCGAACCTAACTGGAGACGAGTATCAACAGCTCGAAAAGCTGAGCACAGAATTTGCGTACGATTCGTTTCTTGAATTAAAGGATCAGCAGTTAAAAAGAAATAAGGAAAGCTACGACAAGTACATGTATGCTCTGAAACTGCGGACAGAAGCTACGGAGCATGTGGGCATAGATAACATCAGAAAATCTCGGCTGCAGCGACTGGAAAAAGAAAAAGAAACGGTAGAGGAGCGATATAGAAAAGGACAAGAGGTCTATCCAGAATTCAGGTTGTGCCTCCTTGTCAGATTGGAGGCGTGACAATGTTCGGACAATATGTATATGAAAAAACTTATGCTTCCCACACTTCACGCATGCTCTTCATTGATGAGGACGGCCTTGAAAAAAAGACGCACTATACAGATGAGTTTGAGCACAGAGGTTTCCAGATCATTCGCTACAAAGATGACCTGAGCTTCAGAATTGAGTGGGAAGACGAGTTCAAAGGCGGCCAGGATAAGTACCTGATTCTCGCAGCGCCAAAGGTTTATATACCATATGACGTTCTGAAGGCTTGTGGCTCTTACATATTTCGTATTTCTTTGATGAATCTCTTCCCGCGTCTGCAGACACAGTGCATCCGGGAAAAGGCAGACCTGAACTTTGATCTTCTCTGCATGGCGTATAAAGGCCTCTATGACGATTGCTGCACGTATGAAAAGACGAAAGAATTCATAGACAATGTTGTATACGGCAGAGACAATGTTCGCAAATACGTGAAGCAGCGTATCAAAGATGTCTCTGTTATGGCAGAAAAGGCTCAAAACTATAGGGATTGGATCAAGGTCGCGGAGACAAAATCCGAGATTGATGTCTTCTGTGCAGCTTATGAGATCGACGCGAATGCCGAGTTCGTACAGGAACCATTCTTGAAATTTATACTTGAAGGCTTCGGCAAGCTTTCAGGAAAGATTACTTCAGATCGGGAAACACCGGTGCTCGTCAAGGGCGCGATGGATTACATACATAATCACAGTGACAAGTTCGTGATTATTGTCATGGACGGAATGTCAGAATTTGATTGGACCATATTGTCGCGAAGCTTCGGAGACATAAAGTACGAACGATCTGCGGCTTTTGCCATGATTCCGACGATCACATCACTTTCTCGGCAGAGCCTTGTTTCCGGCAAATATCCACTTCAGCTTTTGAGCCCGTGGAGTACCAGCAAGGAGGGTAAGGAATTCACCGATTGCGCCATAAGCTTTGGCCTGCGTAAAGAGCAGGTTGAATATCATCGAGGATACGATGCCGACTTTGGGCCGACGATTCGGTGTGGTTGCGTCATCATCAATGACATAGATGATATGGTTCATGGTCAACAGCAGGGGCGCTCTGGCATGTATCGTGATGTGGAATACCTGTCCAGTACCGGAAAGCTCGCGACACTTGTCCGGAAACTACTCAGTAAAGGCTTTGATATCTATATATCAGCTGATCACGGTAATACTCCATGCGTCGGTCAGGGGAGACTGATGAAGCTTGGCGTCGAGACAGAAACAAAGAGCCATCGTATGTTGGTTCTGGAGAAGTTTGCAGACAAAGAGAAAATGAAGGAACAATATGAAATGATCGAGTATCCGAAGTACTTTCTTGACAAGCAGTACGATTACTTGATCTGCAACATTGGGAAATCCTTTGATGCGAAAGGTGACAAGGTGATGACACACGGAGGCATAACGGTGGACGAGGTGATCGTGCCATTTATTAAAATAAAGGCGGTGGATAACAATGGGTAAGATGGTCGGACTTTCGAGAAATTTGAAGATGACATGGCTTAATAAGGCCGTCGAGCTGTTATCCGAGAATCTGCCAGAACAAGAATATAAGGACAGGCTGAATGAATACCTCAGCTTTGAAATCAAGAGTCCTACAAACTTACGTAAAACCAGAGAGATTCTGATGAACTTATGGTATTACGAGAATCCGGAGACGAAATCTCTACGTACACAGGCACGGGCTCTTATCGAAAAGGATTCTGATAATTCGCTTGCAGCACACTGGTGTATTATCCTCGCCACTTATCCGATATTTGTAGATGTATCGAGGATCATTGGTAAGCTCTCCGAATTCGAAAAGGAGTTTACACTCCAGCAACTAAAGCAGAAGATCTTTGATGAATGGGGTGAACGCGCTACGCTGTTCCACTCCATCGACAAGATCATCGCAACAATGAAAGCAATTGGTGCTTTAAAAGCTGAGAAGCCGGGTCGCTACACTATCGTAAAGCATGAAGTGCGAGACGATAAAGTAAATGCACTTCTGGCAAGTGCCGGTATGACTGTCGAAGATAAAGGAAACTTTACCCTTCAGGACTTACGCGAAATGGGCTATATGTTCCCGTTCCAATACCAAATTGAGAGGGAAATGCTTATGATGAATGACACGTTTACCATCACGAACATCGCTGGCGAAATGATAGTGAGCCTGACGGCGAGCTTATGATGACCTGGAAACAATTCTACGATGGTTATCTTTGCTGGTCTGATAGCACTGTCTCTTCCAGACTTTCACAGATATCCGACCTTCAAAATGCGGATACCACCGAGATTGTAGATTGCTGCCAATGTATAGATGAGGCTCTTGCCCGCCGCCTTCTTCGCAAGGCAGAGAAGGTACAGCTTTCCTTCACCTATGCTCAGGTTGCGGAGCTTGCTGCATTTATCGGCGACGAGGAGCTTTTGAATACTCTCGCGATAGCGGCAACGGGTCCTTGTACGCAGGAGGTTCTGGAAGAACTCAATAATAACGAGATTCGGGACGATGTGATAACAAATATCGCTAAGCGATACAATCTGCAAGATCCGAATGAAGGTGCTATCTGGCAGCCGGGAGTTCTTCAGAAACAGATCGACGACCTCGCGGAAAGTGCGGGACAGCTTGCGGACAACCTGAACCGGATTAACAAGAATCTCGAAAAGCAGAAACGAAAGAAAAAATCAGGATGGTTTGCTTTTCTCGGTGTGCTCGGAGATTCAAACCGAGCCAAGTCGTCGTCTGGCTTTAGAGTTGGTGATCATGTGCGAGTGAAGTATCGCGGCCAAGAAGGAACGATAATTGACATCAATGGGAACCTGATAATGGTTTCCCTTGATGACGGAAAACATGTGGATTCCTACGAGGCGTCAGAGCTTGAGAAAGCATGGTGACGCCGAGTAACCTTTCAACGATAGCCATACCTTTTAACGATTGCAGATTGGGGGGAGGGTGTCGCTTTTGACTACAGAAGCCACGGCAGCATATACATACAGGACCACAGACGTAATCCTGCTCTATACTCTGAGACGAAGAAAAGCCCAGAAACAGCATGGTTTCCGGGCTAAAAGCACATATGGGCATTGTATCCGAAGATGAGGTCTTGATAGACAAGCCTAACAGCCGAAATCAGAGGTACAGGAAAAAGCAACTTGATCGGTGACCGACCAAGATAAGCGACCAAGATGCCGACCAAGTTAACGGCATACTGGGTTGAGGCCTTGATCATAAACCGATTGAGCAGAGGAGAGCAGGTCGAGACGATGGCTTCCCTCCTGCCCGCCGTATTATAGGTAGAAAAAGCATGTGGACAAGTTCCCGCAAACGGAGAGCACCTGTAAAAGCGCCGATTTTCGGCTTAGAGCAGTTCCCGCGAACGGACGGAAATGTGTACGGAATCCAGACATTCAGGTGCTTGCCTCGTGCCATGTTGAGACGGTTGTATTGATAACAAGGGTGAAAGAGTGAGAGCGTAAAAAACCCTTATATATCAGGGCTTTCAGCACATATGGGTGTAAAACCCATTGAGTAAAATCATGAAAATATCGCTTCGAGGGAATAAGTCCATAAGAGCGGTTTTTGATAGTTAAGTGGTCAGGTTAGATGTCATAGCTCGGTGAGTGGTCGGGTTAGATGTCAGCGTTCGCGAGTGGTCAGGTTAGATGTTTTTTCAGAAGTTTTTGAGGTTGTGTGGTCAGGTTGGATGCCGTATATATCGAACTCTTATATTTAAGGATTTGATGATCAAAAAGCCGTTTTATAATTAAATAAATCTTGTTTTCAAGGGGGTAAAACATGGATTGTATTTCATTGAAAATTCTCAAAGATACCATAGCAGCGGGTCGTCGTCATACGATCGGCCTTAAGTCGGACGGCACGGTGGTTGCTGTGGGTGATAATGAATATGGCCAATGCGATATAAGCGGTTGGCGTGGCATCCAACTGCCCAACAATTAACAAAACTGGAGGAGGAAATTTTTATGCAATACGGCCCTAATCCTAATGCTGTTTATCCCAATGAGAAAATAAGAAGCGTATGCTACGTCAAGAATGTCATCACCCGTCCTAATATTATCGTCGATGATTACACATATTACGATGATATAAGCGGTGCGGAACGATTTGAGGAACATGTTACGCATCATTATGAATTTTTAGGTGACAAGCTCATAATTGGAAAGTTCTGCGCCATTGCAAAAGGCATCGAATTTATTATGAACGGTGCAAATCATAGAATGTGCAGCGTCACTACCTATCCTTTTAATATAATGGGACATGGCTGGGAAAAGGCAACTCCGTCACTGAAAGACTTGCCTTTCAAAGGAGATACTGTTGTCGGTAATGATGTGTGGATAGGTCAAAATGTCACCGTAATGCCTGGCGTACATATAGGAGACGGAGCAATCGTCGCTGCCAATTCTGTTGTTACAAAAGATGTTCCCGCCTATCATATCGCAGGAGGGAACCCCTGTAAAATTATTAAGAAAAGATTTGATGATAACCTCATAGGCTATCTACTGGAACTAAAGTGGTGGGACTGGCCTGCTTCAAAGATTTTTCACAATCTCGAAACCCTATGTAGTGGTGATCTGACAAAAATAAAGGAGATTAAATAAGCCTACTATTGTAGGGTAATAAACCGGGATTTGAGGTGAAGTGAAATGGACAAATATACAAGAGAAGAATTAGAAGAAGCCTTGCAAATTGTTTCTTCAACTATCAATAGATGTGAAAAGGCACAACCCAAATTTGCCGAGAGTACCTCTCATCACACCCGCTTCAAGAAAATCTGCTACATCGGAAGAGGTCGCAAATTGGCTTAAGACTATTGGATATGAATTAAAATAAATAACTCAAGCTGACAAATTTAAATTACCGAGGTGAACTATGAATAACATTTATGACGATAAACAATTTTTTGAAGAATATGCGAAGATGTCACGAAGTCAGCAAGGATTATCTGGTGCGGGCGAATGGCATCAGTTAAAGGCCTTGTTTCCAGACTTAAGCGGCAAAAGCGTACTCGATCTTGGGTGCGGTTACGGGTGGCACTGCAAATATGCTGTGGAATGTGGTGCAAAGCAGGTGCTGGGCATCGACTTGAGCGAGAAAATGATACAAGAAGCAAAAGAAAAGAATGCCGACCCCAAAATCATCTATCGGGTCTGTGGGCTGGATGATTATGATTATCCGGCAGATTCTTTCGATTGCGTGGTTTCAAATTTGGTGCTTCACTACATTGCAGACATTGATGAAATTTTCAAAAAGATATACCGGACACTGAAGACAGAGGGGGTTTTCCTTCTTAATATAGAACATCCCGTTTTTACAGCGGGAGTGAACCAAGACTGGATTTATGATTCAAACGGCAAGCCGCAATATTGGCCTGTGGATAATTACTTTTATTCTGGAGAGAGGGTTACTCATTTCCTTGGACAGAATGTTACAAAACAGCATCATACACTGACTCAGATACTGATGGGACTTATAAATGCTGGGTTCCGGCTGGAAGCCGTTGAAGAAGCGATGCCGAGCAATGACATGATGGAGATTCCAGGCATGTCAGATGAAATGCGCCGCCCGATGATGTTACTAATTAAGGCATTGAAGCAAGATGAACGATAAATATCAGTATAATATAACAACGCGAGGCACTCTACGTTCAAATTCGCGTAGAGTGCCTTGCTCGCTTTTAACCTTATTCATCCACATCCACCGTCACGCCGGACTTAAATTCCACAGTGAATTTACCTTCGTAGACTGTGACTTTTTCAATCAGACGACGCACCAGCGATTCATCGTATTCCGTGATTTTTGTAGGCTGTTCCCGCAGGAAAACGCCCATGTCGGCGATACGTTTCTTGACCTCGTCGCGGTTGGCGCTTTCCATCAGGGCTTTCTGCTTTTCGTCACGCAGACGGTAGATTTCATTGCCCACTTTCTCGTAATCCGCGTTGGACGCGGCCAGCTTCAAAAGCTCCGCCTGAAGTTCCTTCAAGCGCTTTTCGATGTCGGCGAGCGCCTGGTCGTTCCCTTGGCTAAGGACGGTTTCAATGTTTTTCTGCAGGATTTCGAGAAAATCGTCCTTGTCGCAGAGCGTCCGATTGATGGCTTTGACCAGCACCTGCTCCAGCCGGCTTTCCGGCACGGTGCGGGCGTCGCAGTACAGGCCGGTGTTCTCCAGCCGGCTGATGCACCGCCAGACAATCGATTTTTTGCCCCGGTTGTACCAGTGAATCCGGCGGTAAAACTCCCCGCAGCCGCCGCAGTAGACGATGTTCGACAGGCAGTGGCAGCTGCTGAACACCCGGTTTTTCCCGTTCGGGCTTTTATGCACCAGCCGCCGGCGCACAAGCTCCTCCTGCACCTGCATGAAAATCTCACGCGGGATAATGGCTTCGTGGCTGTTTTCTACGTAATATTGCGGGACGATGCCTTGGTTTTTGACGCGCGTTTTCGTGAGAAAATCCGTGGTATAGGTTTTCTGCAGAAGGGCGTCGCCGATGTATTTTTCGTTTCGTAAAATCTGGCTGATGTTGCTGGTGTGCCAGTGTACATTGCCCGCGCCGTTTAAAATGCCGTCAGCTTCCAGCCCGCGGGCGATTTTTAGCATACTGGCACCCTCAAGGTATTCCCGGTAGATGCGCTTGACGATTTCTGCTTCCTCCGGAACGACCACCAGATGCTTGTTCTCGTCCTTGGTATAACCGAGGAAGCGGGTGCAGTTGACTTGAATTTGTCCCTGCTGGTAGCGATACTGCAGACCCAGCTTCACGTTCTGAGAAAGGCTCTGGCTTTCCTGCTGGGCGAGGGACGCCATGATTGTTAAGAGCACTTCGCCCTTGGAATCCATCGTGTTGATGTTCTCTTTTTCAAAATAAACGGGAATATTTTTCTCTTTCAGCTGACGGATGTATTTCAGGCAGTCCAGCGTGTTGCGTGCAAATCGGCTGATGGACTTGGTGACAATCATGTCGATTTTACCCGCCATGCACTCGTCAACCATGCGGTTGAACTCGTCGCGCTTTTTGGTGTTGGTCCCACTGATTCCGTCATCCGCGAAAACGCCCGCCAGCGTCCAGTCTGGGTGACCGTTGATGTAGGCGGTGTAATGGTCAATCTGCGTTTCATAGCTTGTGGCCTGCTCCTCCGTATCGGTGGAAACCCGGCAGTAGGCGGCGACACGCAGCTTCGGCTTCTCCTCGCCGGGTTCGGTGCGCCTGTGTTTTCGCGCCGGAATGACCGTGATATTTTTACTGACTTCCATCTGTTTTTACCTCCATTTCTATCAGACTGTAGGCGTATTCCGCCTGCTCGAACGGGTCGTCTAACTGCTCCGTTCTTTCGCGTATGCAAAAAGATGTGGGAAAGACCGCCTTTTCCGGTTCTTCCGGCTTCTGAATACGGCCCAGCTTTTCCGCCCGATTCGCGCGCTCCGCTTCTGCGGCCGCAAAGGTGTCAGCGTCGATGATTGCGGGATAAAACCCGTCGCCCAGGTAGCGGGCATTTGTAAGCATCCTGCCGATTCCGGCGTGGAAACTTTTAATTCCCGCCTTGCCTGCGGCGGTACTCATCGAATCACCGGACAGGTAGGACTCAAAGAGCGTCCTCACCTGTTCGGCGGCTTTCTCATCAATGACGGCTTTCCCGTTTTCAATCCGGTATCCGTAGGGGATGTGGCTCATTCAAATCACCAGCCTTTCTTTCAGCGTTATGCCGCATTTCATTTCAAAGCCGATTTTCTCGCGTTCATACACGTGAATCCGCTCCACAAAGCGGGAGAACAGTTCTCCGTCAAACGCCCTCATCATTTTTGCTTTCGTGCAGTACTGCAGAAGCTCGCTGACCTCCGTCAGATATTGACTGTCACAGTTCAAAAGACGGGAAAAGGAATCCTTTTGATGCTGAATCCGCTCGGCTTCCCGAAGCAGCTCGTTATTGCTTTTCTTGTAGACGGCGGGTTCCAGATACCCCTTGCTCAGCAAACTGACCAGCATCTCCTGCTGTCGCCGGTTTTCCTCCAGACTTGTTTCGAGCTGTCCGATGCGCTCCATGCCGTCATCGGCGTTTACCCCACGCAGACTGAACAGCAGGGGCTTGAGAACGGTCTGATTGGCAAAGATGAGCTTGTTCATCATTGTAACGAAGGCGCATTCGAGGGTGGACTCGGGGATGTATTTCACTGGGCATTTGGCGATATCCGTAATGTGCGTACCGCAGCACCACGCGATTTTGTGCCGTCCGTATGCGTGGGTACGGCGCTTGAACGTGCCGCCGCAGTGTCCGCACACAATTTTCCCCGAAAACGGGTATCGGTTCACATACTTCGGCTGCTTCGGTTTTATGCCTTTTTCCCTGCGGTGCTGAGCGATAACGGCCTGCGCGGCTTCAAAGTCCTCGCGGCTGACAATTGGTTCGTGATGGTTAGAAATCAGATATTTCTCTTTTTCCCCATCGTTGCGGCGGTGGTTGAAATTCGAGTCGGTATAGGTTTTTTGAAAAACGGCGTCGCCGGTATATTTTTCGTTCATCACCATTCCGCGAATGGTCGTTGATGTCCACTGCCCGCCCGTCTTTCCCTTTTGTCCGCGGCGGTTTAATTCTTTGGCTATTTGGGGCGTTCCTTTTCCGGACAGAATTTCCGAAAAGATAAAGCGAACGACTTTCGCCTCCCGCTCGTTTATGACCAGCATTCCGTCAACGGAATCGTAGCCGTAGGGCGGGCAGGTGATTTTATAGGTGCCGTTTTGGAACCGGCGCTGAATCGACCATTTATTATTCTGAGAAATGGAAGCCGACTCCTCCGCGGCAAGGCCGCTCAGGATGGACAGCATGAATTCGCTTTCCATAGTGCCGGTGTCCAGATTTTCCTTTTCAAAATAGATAAAAATGCCGCGTTTCTGCAGCTTCCGCACCAGTTCCAGACAGTCGGCGGTGTTTCTTGCAAACCGGCTGATGGACTTGGTGACGATGTAGTCAATCCGCCCGTCCTCGCAGTCGGCAATCATCCGGAGAAGCTCCGGACGCTTTTCCTTTTTGGTTCCGGTGACGCCTTCGTCGGAATACACGCCGGCAAACGTCCACGCGGGATTCGCCTTGATGTAGGATTCATAATGCCGAATCTGCGTTTCCAGACTTTCCTTCTGCTCGTCGCTGTCGGTGGAAACACGGCAGTAGGCCGCGACACGCAGCTTCGGCGCTTCATTTTCCCCAATCGGGTTGACAGCACGGGAATCTATTTTCGTGACCTTCTTCACGTTTTCACCTCCTTGGTCAGTGTGACATATTACCTCTGAATCCGAGTTATATCAACGATTTCAAGGCATAATCTCCGCCAGCGCGGGGGAGAAAGATTCGCGGTTTAGGGCGGTGATTTGGTCGAATTCGGACAATGAAATCAGCCCTCGGCCGCGCATGGATTCGAGTATTTTCTGCGCCCGCGCGTAGTCTGCTTCCCGCTGAAGCGCCTCCTGCGTCATGCGCGGCGTGGTTGGAACTGTTCCGTCTGTCTGCAGTCTGTCCATGACATAACCTCCAAAGCAGCTTTCTTCACTACCCACTGGAGGTGAAGGCGCCGCTTTGACGAAAACAGGCAAAAAAAATAAACCCACCGAGGAACGAATCCTCAGTGGGTTTTGCACTTATTTCGGCAGTTTCAGCTTCTGCCCGGCGTAGATGGTGTCCGAGCTCAGCCCATTCAGCGTCTTAATTTCCTTGTACCTCGTGCCGCTGCCGAGCTTTTTGGCGGCGATGCCCCAGAGCGTGTCGCCCTTGACCACGGTGTAGGTTCCATATGCCGGTGTGGGTTCCGTTTTCTCCCCGGCCAGAATCTTGTTGACTCTTGCCTGCACGGCGGCATAGTCATACCCGGCGGCGGTCAGGCGCTGCCTGCGCGTTTCGCCGTTGCCCCAGTTCCCGCGGATGACCTCCCGCGCCAGCTCGTCCACCGCTTTGCTTCCAGCCGAGGAAGATGTTCCCGAGCCGCCGTTTTCCAGCAGGCGCTTGACCTCCGCACGGAAGGTGTCCATGGACTTGCCAAACTTCGGAAACCAGTGCATCACGTCGCCATGGTTGCTGGCGATGCCCAGCTCATGCCCCTCGCTGTGGCAGATGAGGTACGGCCGCTCCGGGCGGATACCGTACTGCCTGCAGAGATATACGCACAGCTCCACGGCTTCCTTGTAGACCGCGTTGAAATACGCGGCGTCGGTCAGATTGTCCTCGCAGATTTCAAAGGAGATGTGCGTGTCATTGCCGGAGCCTTGGAAGCCGCTGCCGCAGTGCCAGCCCCGCATGTTCCACGGCAGCGTCTGGTAAGCGGCGATCGTGCCGTCCGCCAGTTTCCCGATGAAGGCGTGCGGGCAGACCTGTCGCCCGCCCGGTTTGTCGGTGTTCCAGTGGTTGTTGTATTGGTTCTTGCCGAGCAGGCCGTCGTCCGGGCCTACATAGCGCTTGAGATTGGGGTTGTCCGCCCCGGTGGAATGCACCATAATGCCCCGGGGCGTGATGGTTCTGCCCGCCTTGCAGCAGGCGTTGTTGGTCAGAAGCAGTTTGTGCAGATTCATATTATTTGTCCTCCTCGTCGCTGCGGTCATGCAGCTGTTCCAGAACCGCCTTCAGTTTTTCGGGGATGGGAAGTCCCAGATGCCCCGCGTTTTCCAGAATGGACACACCCTCGTTGCTCAGGTAGAAAAAGATGACCGCCGTGCGCACCGCGCCGCCGTCGCCCAGCACCTGGCTGTCGATGATATTTCCAACGCCCACCAGCGCAAAGATCAGCACCTTACGGGAGATGCCCTTGAAGCCGATTTCGCTGGAAAGCTGTTTGTCGGCAATCGCGCACAGCACGCCCGTCAGATAGTCGAGAACGACAAACGCCACCAGCGCGTAGAGAAAGCCGTCCCACCCGCCGAGGAACCAGCCGAGCGCACCGCCGACTGCGGCCAGCGCGGCCTGAATCCAAACCCAGATTTCCTTCATCGTAAAACCTCCGTTTCATTGCTTGGTATGTATGAAAAAAGCGCTCCCGCGCAAAGCGGAAACGCTTGAGTTTGCAGCCGCTACAGCGACAAAAGCAGTTCGGAAAGCTGGTTCATCACCGCCGCCCGGGGTCTGCCCGTGCCGAGTTCTTCCCAGTCCGGTTCCGGCACAGTGAACCCCGTTCCTCCTCCAAATTGGTTAATCAGCGCAATCACCGGTTCCACGGCGGCGCGGATCTCCAGAATGTGAAGCGGCCAGTTTTTCACTTCCGTTCTGCCCGCCATGATTTCCTCACTCCATGAAACCGGCGCGAGACCGTAGTAGTTCCGCACGGTGTTGACGGCGGTGCGGAGCGCTGTGATGTGGGAAGCCTTCACCTTGGTTTCATTGGCCGCAACCTCCTCAAAAGGGGACGCCAGTACCGTGAAGGAACGGGAAATCTCTGCGCTGGGCGCTTCAAAGTCGGGATTGACACAGCGCACCGTGAGCGTTTTTGTCCCCGCCGTCTGCGTTTCGGTCTTGAACATCACCGCCGCACCGCCGCCGACCTCGCCGCTGGGAGAAAAGAGGGACGGATTGTTCACGCCGTCCCGCCAGTCTCCCGCGCCGATTTTCACCTGCGCCACCTGTGCGGAGGGCTGTGCGCCGGCAGTCATCAGCACGCGGGGATTCGGGTTGTAGGTGGAGGAGCCGTTCTTCGGTGCCGCGATCACCGGTTCGTCGCAGGCGGCCGCCACGCATAGGATGGCGTTGGACACCTGCTCGCTGGAATACACGTCCAGCGCGTCGATGGTCCACAGGCCGTATTTGGTGTAGGTGCCCGGAACATCCGAAGCCGGGACGGTTCGGTTTCCGCCGGAGGCGGACAGGTCGAAGGTCTCCAGCACGTTCCACGCCGTCCAGGTGGAGCCGTCCGTTGAGGTTCTGCTTGCCAGCATGTACCCCTTAATGGGGCTGGTGCCGCCGGATGCGCCGCTCCATGAAATGGTCACGGAACCTGTGCTGTAAACGGAAGGCGAAGCGGCCAAGCTCGCCGCGGGCTGCGGCGGCGTATTCTTCCTTACGGAATTGGAGGACACCTTCCAGCCCGAATAGTAGCCGGAGCCGGCGGAGCCCTGCGTGCGCACCCGGAACCGGCGGTAAGTCCCCCGCGCAGCGGGCGGCGCAACCGATGAACTTCCCGAGCCGGAAGAGGAAGAAACGGTGCTCAGCGCCGTCCAGCTTCCCCAGTCGGTGTTGTTGGCGGAATCGCCGTACTGGATTTCAAAGCCGGAAATGGCGTTGTTCGTGCCACCGGACGCGCCGCTCCACGAGAGCGCGGCACTGCCTTCCGCCACCGTCGGGGAAACGGAACAGGCGGACGGCGCGCCGCAGGCGGTGGTCAGAAGCGCGGAGCTGGTTACGGTATAGCCGGAATTGTCGATCACGCCAGAATTCAAGGTAAGCCGTCCGTCCGACACCACCCGGAATCGCACGCCCTGCGCCGCGTTTCCGCTTGTCGAGGTGCAGGTCACCGTCACGTAGCGGTAGCGGGGCGCGGTGCCGTCCCAGTTGTCGTTGTCAGGGGCCTTGATGCGCACCTGCCCGGACGAGCCGTTGACGGTAATGGTGCAGAGCAGGGCATAGCCGCTGTGAATGTAGGAGCCGGAGGAGGCCAGCGCCGCCGCAATCGTAAAATGGTAGGTCATCTGGCTGTTATTCGGCCGGCTTTTGGAATAGGTGATGGTGTAGTGAACCGTCGGGCCGCTGCCCGCGTTCAGGGTTACGCCGTTGATATCCGCCAATCAAACCACCTCCTATTCATAGACCGCCGTAATCAGCGAATTGACCGTGCCGCACAAAGATGTGTCCAGCCGCCGATCGGTAATGTCCCCGTTGGCAAGGCTGACCGCACCTGCCGCGACGGCAATATCCGCCAGCGCCAGCTCATAGATGTTGTCACTCCGGGTCAGCGATGGCGCGGTGGGAGAAGCCGCCGCCGTTCCCGTCAGCACCGCCGCGGAAATCTGGCGCGCCACCGCGTCCCAGCGGATCACCGCCCGGTCGACGCGGGGATTCACACCGTCCGCCGCCGCAATCGTCAGGTTCAGCGTTTCGGTATTCTCATACGCATAGCCGTTGATCCATGCGTTCCCGGCGAGGACATTCACTAACAGCCCGCCGCCCGGCGTCACGCGCAGATTGTCGGCATTGGCGTAGAAGATGCCGTTGGACACCAGCTTTGCAAAATACCCCGCGAAATCGGATGCATCGTACATCCGGTCGCCGCTGGTGCTGTTGAAAAATCCGCTTTTCTCCATCGTATCACCCTTCCTGTTTTAATTTTTGAGCCAGCGTGAGCACGCCCTTGCCGAAGGTGATGTCCAGACTCTGCCCTGTGCTGTCGTAGCTTTCCTCAATCTCCGTAATGCGGGTGTCGAGCGTCACGCCCCATTTTTTTGAAACCACCTTCACGGTCTGCCCAAGGTCAAAATCCGTGCCGTAGGTCAGATTGCCGTGGGGATTGACGGATGCGTCAAAGGACTGCGCCATCGCAAGTTCGCTTAACTTGCTCTGTCCCTGAAAGAGCAGGGCGGCGGTGTATTCGTCCCCGAAATCCTCGGAGCGCAGAGCTTTGGCGTCCACAAACACCTCCCGGCGCTCAGTGCCTTCGCTCTCCCCGTACACGGCAAAAACGCGCTCCACGCCTTCGCCCTCGCCGCCGATCAGCGCCACGTTGGCATAGTCCGAGGCGCTTTTCGTGAAGGTCTGGGACGTGAGGTTCTCATACTCCCACGAGAACACCGCCTGCGATGCTGCACCCTTGTACAGCGTGACGGTGAAGATTCTGTCTGCCGGGGAGAACACCGCCTTGATGCCGGCGTCCGCCGCCTCGCACAGGTCGGTCGCCGCGTCCATGAGATTCTTGTAAGAAATCTGCGTGCTGACCGGGTCCGACAGACCGCCGCCGTCATAGGCGAGGAAGTCCATCCTCCGGTCGGTGTTGCCCGGATTGATGAGGTGGTTGTTGATTAACTGCCCCGCGCAGTCGGCAAGCGTGCCGTTTAGAATTTCCGTGTCCCATACGATGCGCCGGGCGAGATAGGAAACGGCGAACCGTCCGCTGACGGTGATGAGCTCTTTTTCCTCCTGCGAGATTTCCGCATATTCAATCACGCCGGCTTCCTCGCCGCCGCTTTTCCAAAGGATGTTCCCCAGCGTCAGCAGGGCGAGGTTTTCCGCCGTGGCGATGGCCTTGAGTTCAAAGCTTCCGCACTGGGAGTACCGCCTTGTCCAGCGCAGATATTCAAAAGATTCCACCACGCCGGCAGGCCGGCGGTTTGCGTCAAAAACATATAGTTCCATAAAATCACACCCCTAAATACTGCGGGCGGTAGTACAGGCTGACCTCCAGCAGTTCCTTGCCCGCCGCCGCGTCGTAGCGGAGAGTGGTCGTTCCGGGAGACAGCTGCAGGAAAGTCGAGCCGGTGTCCAGCAGGCTGAACACGCTGACTTCCTCACCGCTCTGCAGCCGCACCACGCGCTTGCCCGCAAAATGGGTGTAGACGCGGATTTCCTCGCCGGCGGTCATGACGGTATTCAGGCGGACATATTCGCCGGTGGAGACATTCATCAGTTCCGGGTTTTCTACCTCGCCCAGCGCGCGGAACACAATCCGGCACCCGCAGGACACATCCCCGGAATTTTCCACCGTGATAATCTGGCTGGGCTGGCGGGAGCCGAATTCCACGCCGCCGTCCGGGATTTCCAGCATGAAATGAAAGAGCGGCGTCCAGCGCGCCAGCTCCGCGCGGACTTCCGAAAGCGCCTCAAAGAAGGGCGAGGGACACAGCAGACTGACGAAAAAGCCCGGTGCGCGCTCTCTGCCGGAGGCGGTAAACCCGGCTTCCTCCACCACGCAGGCAATCTGCCGGTTCCGGTAGGTCAGCGTGCCAGTTTGCTTTGGCGTGAAAATCCGCAGGAACTGTTTTCTTCGTTCATACGCCGCATCGGGAGAAGACGCAACAATCGTGCCCTCCAGCGTGATGTTGCGCATGTCCAGCGCGGAGGAGATGAAAAAAGCGCCGTCCTGCTGCGGCGCTTGGAATGTATTGACGGTCTGGCGGACGCTTCCCGCGCCGTCGAGCTTCGTCAGAAAGAACGGCTTTGTCTGCCGCAGCGTCAGTTTCTCTCCCGATTCGTTGGTATAGGTCAGTTCCATGCCGTCCCTCCTTTAGTACTCCAGCGCCAGCTTGCGCGAGAGGTTCTTAAATTCCCGGGCAAGCTCCTTTTCGGACAGCGCCTTGGGAGTAACCACCGAGATGTTCTGCGTGATGCTCGTTCCCGCGGATACTGTCCGCCCGGACGCGCCGGCGCTTACGGAAAAGCTGGTGGGGACGGCGTTCTGCATCTCGCGCGACACGGAATCCATGGCGTCCTCGAAGCCCACGCCGATGCCTTCGCCCATGTTTCGGCCCAAGCCGGCGAACAGCGTCGAGGGCGAATGGATGCCGAAAAAGTCCTTGATGCGGTCCACGATGCCGCCGAAAAAGCCGCTGATTTTGTTCCACAGCCACGCGCCCGCGTCCGAAATGCCCTGCCACAGGCCCTTGATGAGATTTCCGCCCACCTGCGCCATCTGCCCGATATAGCCGGTGAACGCCCGGACAAGGCCCGCCACGATCTGCGGCACCGCTTTGACGACTTCCACAATAATGGAGGGCAGGCTGGCAATCAGCGACACCAGCAGCCTGACGCCGGCCGTGATGATTTTCCCGGTGTTGCCGGCGAAGGCGTTTGACAGCGCGGCGACAATCTGCGGGATAGCGGACACAACGGTCGTGATGATGAGCGGCAGATTCTGAATCAGCGCGATAAGCAGTTTCACGCCCGCTTCCACAATGAGAGGGATGGAGAGAATCAGCGCGTTCACAAGGCCGTCCACAATCTGAGGAATCGCCGCCGTCACCGCTTCAATAATCTGCGGCAGGGCGGTCACCAGCGAGGTCAGCAACAGAATCCCTGCCTGCACGATCTGCGGAATCGAGCCAACCAGAAAATTCACCAGCGCGGTGATAATGGCGGGGAGCGCCGCCACCAGCTGCGGGATGGCGTCAAGCAGACCCTGCGCCAGACCGAGAATGATCTGCAGCGCCGCTTCCAGCAGCATCGGCAGGTTTTCAATCAGCCCCTGCACAATGGTGGTCACGGCGTTTACCGCCGCGGGAATCAGTTCCGGCAGGGCATTTCCGATACCCTCCACCAGCGCCGTCACCAGCTGCAACGCCGCGTCGATGAGGAGCGGCAGGCTGTCGATGAGCGCGGAGACAATGGTCATAACCGCATCCACCGCCGCCGGAATCAGCTGGGGCAGGAGCGTCAGAAGCGTGTCGAGCACCTGCGTGAACAGGCTGACCACTGTGGACAGCAGCGTGGGGAGCAGTTCTCCGACCGCCTGCAGTATCCCGTCCAAAGCGGCGGGCAGGGCGGCAACGATGTTCTCAATCACCGGCGTGATGTTTTTGACCACGTTCTGAAACGCCTCCACCACGTTGCCGATCAGCAGCTGAATATCCGCGTCCGCGTCGCCAAGCCCCGCCGTCAGGTTGCCGATGGCCGACTGCATCCCGGCGATGGACCCGCTGATGGTTTCTGTCGCTTCCTTTGCGGTCGTGCCCGTAATGCCCATTTCTGTTTGGATGACGTGGATGGCCGCGTACACATCGTTTAAATTGCTGATGTCGTACTTCTGCCCGGACAGCTTTTCGGCGTCGGCGAGCAGACGCTCCATCTCAGTTTTTGTGCCGCCGTAGCCGAGCTTCAGGTTGTCGAGCATGGTATAGTTCTGCTTGGCGAAGCCCTGATAGGCGTCCTGAATGGAGGAAATGTCCGTGCCCATCTTGTTGGCGTTGTCGGACATATCGGTAATCGCCGTATCCGCGGCCCTGGCCGCCTTGGCGGTGTCACCGCCGAGGGACTGGATAAGACTGGCCGAAAAGCTCGTGACCGTTTCCATATACTCGTTGGCGGACATGCCGGCGGTTTGGAAAGCGTTGGCGGCATAGCGCTGGACAGCCGCGCCGGAACCTTTGAACAGCGTGTCCACGCCGCCCACCAGCTGCTCATAATCGGCGTAAGCGGCGACCACTTCCTTGCCGAGCTTGACGGCGGCGGCACCGGCGGCGACCACGACCGCGCCCATCGCAACGCCGACGCCCTTTAAGACGCCGCCCAGCTTTTCAAATTTGGAACCGGACTTTTCCGCTTCGTCGCCGCTTTCCTTCAGTTCATTCCCAAGTCCGTCAGCACTTTCAGTGGACTGCGAAAGCTCGCGCTCCATGCCGTTAAGCTCCGCCTGTGCTTTATTCAGTTGAATCTGCCAGTTCTGGGTGCGGCGGTCGTTTTCGCCGAAGGAGTCGGATGCGTTTTTCAAAGCGGCGCGCAGGGTTTCAATTTTCGCCTTCTGGGCGTCGATCTGCTTGTTGAGAACTTCGTTCCGGGCGGCGGCCGCCTGCACGGATTTGTCCTGCTTGTCAAACTGGCTGGTGACCAGCGTCATTTCAGAGCCGAGGACTTTGAAAGACTGGTTGATGTCCGAGAGTGCCTTCTTGAATTCCTTTTCGCCCTCCACACCGATTTTCAATCCGAAATTATCCGCCATCCGCTGATCACCTCCTCACAAAGGGCATGAAAAAGGAGCAGCCCGAAGGTTGCTCCTGAAACGCTTGTGTCTTTTAATATTTGATTCTGAAATACTCCAGATACCTCTTAAACTGATCCTGCGCCGCAAGGCAGGTGTCGGTCAGATAGCCCTTTTCCCGATCCCACTCATGCAGCCCGCGATAGTAAAACATCTTCATGTCGTCGCCGATGATAAAGGGCACAATGTTGTTTCGCAGGCATTCCTTGAACAGAATCAGCCGCCCCACACGGCCGTTGCCGTCCTGAAACGGATGTATGCTTTCGAAGCGCACATGAAAATTGAGAAGCTCCTCAAAGGTCTTTTCCTTTCCCGCGTTGTAGTCGGTCAGCAGCTTCTTCATGGCCGAGCCGACCTGTTCGGGCGGCGTGGTCTCCTTGCCGCCGACCTCGTTTGGCATCCGTTTGTAATCGCCCACGGCGAACCAGTCCAGCCGCGAATCGCTGGTGCCGTTTTTCAGCGTGAGATGCAGTTCCTTAATGAATTTTTCCGTCAGCGCGTATTTTGCCTGCGTAATAATCAGGTCGATGCACTTGAAATGGTTTGCCGTCTCGACGATATCGTCCACATTCATCGCTTCGCCGGCCGGGCCGATGGTGTTGGTCTCAAAGATGTAGCGTGTCTGGTCATGGGTCAGGCGGCTGCCCTCGATATGGTTGGAGTTGTAGGTCAGCTCGATCTGCACCTTGTGATAAATCCCGCCGGAGGTTTTCGCCGCCTGCTCCGCCCGCAGAATATCCAAAAGCGTTTTCGGCGCGTCGGAATGCTTATTGACGTGCTCCGGTTTTTCGGCGTTTTCGGGGATGTTCCATGTTTTGCCTGTCAGGAACGCGCCGGGGATTTTGTTCTGGGCGCAGTAATTGCGGACCGTCCGCTCGGACATCTTCCATTTCTTCGCCGTTTGTGCCACCGACAGATAATTCATACCGTGCCCCCTTTGTATTTCTGCCTTTATGATAGCATATTATCGGCAAGAAATCAATATAGTATGCGCGATACAATTCGGATTTTTGCCGATGTCGGCAAGTTTCTGATTTTCATATCCCCGGCGGGATGATATCGTCAATGGAAAAAGTCCGTTTCGGCTTTTCCATGCCGAGAAACTGCTTGTGACAGGCCCATAAATCCAGAAACAGTCCGATGGGCATCAGCCAGAAGTCCTCCGCGCCCATGCCCATCTGCACCGTTCCGTAATAGAGCAGGCGCGTGAACACTTCTTCAGTAGTCACGCGCCCTGTGTGTTTTTTGCGCCGTCTTCGCTTTCGCTCTCCACATTCCGCGCCGTTCCCTTGAACATCGCCTCGGTGATGGCGTTTTTGTACACCGCCAGATCCAGCGGCGAGGTCAGCAGTTCCACGTCCTCCTCGGTGAGCAGCTCCTGCGGTGCATCCTTGTTTTTCAGGTTGTGAATCAGGATGGACTGGTTCGCCAGCAGGGTGAGCAGCCAGACGATCTCATCCAGCGCCATCTCAAAATTCTCGGACTTCATCAGCTTTTCGCCGAGGTTCTCCAGCCCGCCGTAGCGCCGCGCGATTTCCTTGGTGGCGCGGGTGGTGAGCACCAGCTCATACTCTTTGCCGCCGATTTTGATTACGGCACTTCGTTCGTTTTCCATCCGTCAGTCCTCCTTATTCGCCGGCCGGCGCATCGGTGTAGGTGGGTTCGTACACCTGCCCGAACCAGCCGGTGATGGTTTCGGACGTAACGCCCGCGGCACCCTCGGAAGCCTCCGCCTTCCACGGATGCGTTCCCTTGGTGTCCGGCTTGTTGCGGCGCATGACCGTGCCCTCGATGCTCGGCGTGGAAAAGGTGATGGAGTCGCCCTTTGTCTGCAGGTTAGTCGCAGGGATGCCGAAAATAACGCGGTAGAGCCAGAAGTACCGGTACTTGCCGTTTGCCCGCAGAGCGCGGAAGCCGATCGCCGCCGGCGGGGCGATGTTCTCGCCCGCCGAAATCAGAACCCCGTTGTCGTCCGCCGCCGCGCCTGTGAGATCCTGCGCGGCAGTGATGCCGATATCGTCCACGCCCAGCGTCAGCTTGCCGGACTTGAAGTCCTTGACCACCTCCGACGCGCCGTCGTCCGCGTAAAGCGTCGCTTCGGCAAGCTCCACGGACAGTTCCGCCGAGATGACCTTCGCGAGGATGACGGGCGTATCATAGGTTTCCTCGCCGTCCTCGGCTTCGGTGATTTTTGCGTAATAGAGCTTATCCAGCCCAATAGTCGCCATAATTTATTCCTCCGTTTCATAAGACTGCGCGATGTCAATCGCGTAGTGGTGATAGCCGGTGTTGTCCTCATGCCCGACATAGGTGCGTCCGGTGACGGTGAAGCCGGCGTTCAAAAGCGCCTGTGTAATCTGCCGTTTGCGCTGCAGGTAATTGCCCTTTGAAAAGAGCGAAATCCGCACCTCGGACACATCCATCAGCGGCGCGTTGTCGCCGAACAGGGCGAAATCATCGATCAGCGGCGTCAGAACCAGATATTCGTCGGGCGGAACACCGGAAAAAACGCCCGTCTCCACCGGAAGAATGGGCGTCAGAAGCGTATTCAGTTCGGAAAGAACGCTCATATCCGCCGCACCTCCTCGCCCAGCTTTGATTTCATTGCCTCGATGCAGGCCTTGCGGCTCTGGGCTTTCGCCGGTTTGAGAAAGGGCTTGGGCGGCTGTCCGTGTTTGCCATATTCAAGAATATTGGCGATTTTGGCATTGGAATCCCCATCGGAACGCGGCTCAGCAAAGCCGACCTTGATGTTCCAGCCGGAGCCGTCCCGTTTAGGCTTGGCGGGCGAAAGTCCCAACGCGCTTTCCAGTTCGCCGGTGGAGCGGCTCGGTTCTTTCGTGCCTTTCCCAACGACGGCGGAGAGATTGGATTTTACCCGTTCCAGCACCACCTGCCCGCCGGCTTCCAGCACACGGGGCAGGATTTCGTCCGTCTTTTCATTCAGCCGGGAAACCTTCAAAAGAAAATCCTCCGGCATTTTGATTTCTGCTTTTCCCAAATCAGTTCACGCTCCCTTCCACCAGCTCGCACAGGCACTCCACATACATCCCGCGCCCGCGCACATCCTCCGCGCTGGTGATGCAATAGCGCTTTTCCTCGCAGACGATGAAGAGAGCCGGACGGACCTCGACGTCGGGGATTTTACGGAAGCAGAACAGCACGGACGCTTCGGAAAAGACTGCCATGTTTGCCCAGCGCTCCGAGCCGTTGCGGTCCTCCTTGTAGGCGCGGACGGAAGCAACTATATGGTCACCGTTGATAACAAAGCCGTCCGCGTCCTTGATCGGCGCGTTGGAGATTATGTCGATGAAGCTGTTCATTTTTCCAAAACTCATAGCTATACATTCCAATCCCGGTCCAGCCGCAGCAGCAGATTGACCGTATCCCACACCTGCCGGCCCGCCTGCACGGAATCGGCGAAAAAGCCGCCCGTAGAGCCGTCGCGGGACTCGTACCAGTTGGAAACGAGCATAATCACGGCCTGCTCGGTGGTGGGAGACATGGCGTTTTCGCCATAATATCCCGCCGAAACGTGCTGGTAGCTTTCGGCGTAGGAGATGGCGGCGGCAATCAGCCGCAGAAGCAAATCGTCATCCTGATTGTGCGTGAGGATCAGGTTTTCCTTAACCGGAGCCAGTAAATCCGCAGGCGTCATGCCGCCGCGCCTCCTTTCGTCGTTACGAACTGCATATTTTGTGCTTCCACGCGAACGTGAAAGCGCATCTTACGAACCAGCCGCCATTTTGAGCAGCTTGATGCCCTCGGCCAGAATGACCTTGCCGTCCACGCGCTCGGTGGCAATGAAGCCGACCTGTCCGTTGGTGGAGTAGAGCTCGTTGAGCCGCTGCACCGTGCGGCCCTGACGGTCGGCAATCCAGTAGTTTTTGAAGTCGCTGAAGGCGATGGCAAACGCGTCCGCTGCCACGACGGGCACATAGGGCGAGGTGTAAATCGGGTAGCCGATCAGTCTGTCCGGCTGGCCTGCCTGCACGGAAGGCTGCCAGAGATACGCGCCGTTGGAATCCTTCAGCTTGCGCAGCAGCGACACCGTCGCGTCGTTCATCAGGAACACGGCATTGCGGCGGTAGGGGCTTTTCAGCGAGTAGACGAGGTCGAGGACGTTGTCAACCGTGATGGCCGTGGCGGAATTTGCCGTCACGCCCACCTGCCCGCCGTTCGCCGTGAAGATCCCCGTGGGCTGACCCGTGCCGGTGCCGACGCAGAACGCCTGCTCCTCGGCGATGCCGAACGCTCTGGCAAACTCCTGCGCGATGTAGCTCTCCAGATCGAACATGTTGTCCTGCAGAAGCTCCGTGGAGACCTTCACAAGGTCGGTCAGCTTAAAGGCGTCAATCTGAGTCTGCCCGAAGGTGGGGTTGGATTCGGTGTACGCGCCGTTTTCCGCGGTCCACGTCGCCACGGAATGGGAAGCCGCCAGCGGAATTTTACGCTCGCTCGACGTCGTGATGACTTTGGCGAGGGAGCGGATGATGTTCGCCTCGTCCAGCCCCGATACAATCTGATTCTCAAATTCCGTCGGCACCAGATAGCCGCCGTCGGCGTCCACGCCCTCGGTCATGACGTTGTGCAGAAGGGCTTTGCCGTGCAGATGGCGGCTGAAATCCTCCTTGTACTCGTTGCTGGCGCGGCCCGTTTTCGGCGCCTCCGGTTTGGTCGGCGCGTTTGTGATGGGAAGGCTTGTCGGGCGGCTCAGCTCGAGGTCATACGCCTGCTGACGCTCCAGCCGCTCGATTTCCTTACCGAGCTTCACCATATCGGCCTCCATCTTGTCGTACTCGGCTGCGGCTTCGGGAGGAACAATGCCGTCCGCGCCGCGCTTCTGGTCGAGGAATTCCTTGGCGGTGTTCCAGATTTTACTGCGCTTTTCGCGCAGTTCAAGAATTGTGTTCATGTCTTTTACCTCCATCAAAATTAGTGAAGAATGAGGGAAAGCCGCTTTTGCAGCAGCTCCGCCGGTACGCCGTCGGGCGCTTCGGACTGGGGTTCGGGTTTTGTCTTGGGCCGCACTTTGTCGAGCAGAGAGTTGGTCACGGCCCGCCTTGAAAAAGCGAAGTTCAGCGGTGTCTCCTCAGCCTGCCGGCGTTTGGCATCCTCAAGAATACCGTCAGCAAAGCCCAGTTCGATCGATTTGTTTGCGTTCATCCACGTTTCCGCATCCATCCAGTGGGAAATTTTCACCCGCACCTGACCGGTTTTGATTTCATAGGCGTTGATAATGCTTTCCTTGACCTCGTTCAGCATTTCAACCGCCTTTTTCATCTCTTCGGTATCGCCGATGGCGACGGTGAACGGGTTGTGAATCATCATCAGAGCGGTGGGCGCCATCAGAACCTTTGTCCCCGCCATGGCGATTACAGAGGCCGCACTTGCGGCGATGCCGTCGATTTTGACCGTGACGTTTCCTTTGTAATCCATCAGCATTGAGTAGATTTGCGACGCCGCCACGCAGTCGCCGCCGGGCGAGTTGAGCCAAATGGTCACGTCGCCGTCGCCTGCCATGAGCTCCGACTTGAACAGCCGCGGGGTGATGTCGTCGTCAAACCACGACTCTTCCGCAATCGTCCCGTCGAGGTACAGGGTGCGGCCGTCGTTTTCGTCAGAATCCCGCGCCCAGCTCCAAAACTTTTTGCTTTTCACGATGTGTTTTCCTCGCTTTCTTTTGAATTGTACGCTGCGCCCACGTCGGCGAGCTTGACCATATTGCCGTTGAGAACATGGAGGTTGCCGCCCTCGCTGTCTGACAGCAGATTGAGATCTTCGAGTGCACGCACGTCGTTGACGGAATAAAAGCCGTTTTGAATGCCCACGCTGTAGCCCTGCATGCGGCTCTGGTAGTCGCCGCGTAAAAGCCCATCGAGGTTGAAGCGGATGGAGAACACCGATTTCTCGCTCGGCAGCAAAAGCGCCTGCCGAAGCGACTGCTCCCAGCGCACCACCCACGGGTCGAGCGTGTATTTGACAAACTCCAGACTCTGCTGTTCGATGTTGGAGAAGCTGGACTTTTCCAGGTCGCCCACCATGTGGGGCGGCACGCGGAAAATCCGCGCGATCTCGTTGATCTGGAATTTTCGGGTTTCCAGAAACTGCGCTTCTTCGGGCGGAATACTCATCTGGTGAAACTTGAGCCCTTCCTCCAGAACGGCGACTCTGTGGGCGTTCGCGCCGCCGAACTGGGACTGCCAGCTTTCCTGCAGGCGCTCGGCCTGCTCCGGTTTGATGACGCCGGGATGCTCCAGCACGCCGCCGGGGTTGGCGCCGTTGGCAAAAAACCTGGCGCCGTAGTCCTCGGTAGCGAGGGAAAGTCCGATGGAATTTTTCGCCATGGCGATGGGACTGTACCCGATCAGTCCGTCGAAGCTCAGCCCCGGAATGTGCAGCACCTCGTCGCGGCGCAGTGTTACACCGCCCTGCTTGGGCCGGCCGCCGCTTTCCTCCCAGTCGCGGTAGTAGGTGTAAATCAGCTCCCCGGCGCGGTTTCGGCTCACGTCCATCTTGTTTGGGAGCAGCGGATAGAGGGCAATCACCTGCCCGTTGCCGTTGCGGATGATCTGGGCGTAGGCGTTGCCCCATAAAAGCAGGTGCGCCATCAGCGTTTCCCGGAACACGAACGAGGTCATTTCCGGATTCGGCTCATCGTGCAGGATTCGGTACAGAGGGTGGGCGGCGGTGCGCTCCTTGCCGCCGTCGCGGGTATACCGATAAACATGGAGCGGTAGTCCCGCGATGGATTCCGAGAGAATCCGCACGCAGGCGTAGACCGCTGAGGTCTGCATCGCCGTGCGCTCGTTGACAGGCTTGCCGCTTGTGGTATTTCCAAAGAGAAAGTCCAGCGTCCCGCCGGAGCGATTGCCGGGCTTATCCCTTGAGCGAAAAAGTCCCGAAAAAATGCTCATATAAACAACAGCCCCCTTTCGTTGTAGACGCTGTCGGTGAAGCCTGCGCCGCCGACCGCAGCCCGAGCAAAGCCCATGATCATGGCCACCACGCCGTCGATTTTTTCAGTGGATTTCTTTTTGTTGGGCTTGATGTTGCCCGCCGCGTCCTGATCGATGATGACGTTTGCCATGTTCCAGTCGAGGACGGGGTGCCGGCCGTGGCGGATTCGGCCCTCCATCACGAACTGATAGAAGTCCTTGCTGGCCGGGGACATGGAGCCGAAGCCCTGCCCGAACGGAAAGACCGTGAAGCTCTTTTCCTCGCCCAATTCTTCCAGGTCGCGGCGTACTTTCTCCGCGCCCCACCTGTCGTAGGCGATTTCGCGGATTCGGTATTTCTCCGCCAGTTTTCCGATGAACGCCACGATGTAGTCGTAGTCCACCACGTTTCCCTCGGTGGTGTTGAACACACCCTGCTTTTTCCACACGGCGTAGGAAACGTGGTCGCGCCGCGTCCGCAGATCGATCACGTCCTCCGGGAGCCAGAAAAACGGCAGGACGGTATATTTCATATCCCCGCCGCCCGGAGAAAAAACAAGAACCAGAGCGGTCAGGTCGCCGGTGGAGGACAAATCCAATCCGCAGCAGCAGTCCCGGCCTTCGTATTCCTCCCAGTCGATGTCCTCACCCAAAGCGTCCCATTTGTCCATCGGCATCCAGCGGATGTCGGCGTTGCACCATTCGTTCAGGCGGAACTGCCGAAAGTGCATCTCCTCGGCGGGGTTCTGTTTTGCCTGCTCATACGCGGCCCTGACGGTTTCAAAAGGAATCGTCACGCCGATGGAGGGGTTCACCCGCCGCCAGACAGCCTCGTCCTTCCAGTCGTCGCCCTCCTCAATGCCGAACACGGCGGGATAAAACGACGGGTCGATTTTAGTGCCGTCCATCACAGCTTTTGCTTTGCAATGGATTTCATAGCAGATGGAAGTCTTATCCCGACCGGCGGTGGTGATAAGGAAATACAGCGGCTGGCGACGGGCGTCGCCGGTGTACTTGGTCATGGTGTCGAACAGTTCCCGGGTCTGCTGGGCGAACAGTTCGTCGAAAATCAGCCCCGACACGTTGAAGCCCTGCTTGGATTTGGTTTCGGAGGAGAGCACCCGGTAGAAGCTGTTGGTGTAGGGAAAGATGATCCGCTTGGTGGAAGGGACCAGCTTGGAAAGCGCCCGCAGGTCGGGGCACTGCTCGACCATGGCGCGGGCGGTGTTGAACACGATGGACGCCTGATTGATGTCGGCGGCGCAGGAGTAGACCTCCGCGCCCGCTTCGCCGTCGGCGAACAGCAGATAAAGGGCGATGGCCGCGGCCAGCTCCGACTTGCCGTTTTTCTTGCCCACCTCCACATAAGCGGTGCGGAACTGCCGGTACCCGTCCGCGTCCACGATACCGAAAATGTCCCGCACAATCTGCTCTTGCCACGGCATCAGGCGAAACGGCTTGCCGTACCATTCGCCGGTGGTGTGCCTGAGCATCTGAATAAAATTCACCGCGAAGTCGGCCCGCCGGGTGTCATAATGGCTGGTCGGCAGCATCAGCGGGGTCGGTGTATATTGAAAAGCACCCATCGGCGGAACCTCCTTTTTATAAAAATGCGCGCAAAAAAGGCGGCGGACTGTTTTTGTCCGTCACCTTTTGCCTGAATGATTTTGTTTGTGTTACGCGCAGAAAATCCGAACTGCGTCCCTTAAGAACACGGCGCATCCGGGCGCGACGGCGTCATAATACGCAGTGAATCGCGGGTCGTCCACATACATCTGCGCAACACCCCTGTGCGCTTCTTTGCTGTAATGGTCCCAGTAAAAGCTGAGCCACTTCTTGTGGAGCGCGCAGGCTTTTTGCGCCAGCTCGCTTCCGGGGTCGCCCTGTTCGAAGGCCGCCTTCAGGGTGCGGTTCAGTTCCTGCGTCAGGGCTTCCAGTTCGCCGTACTGCTCTTTGGTCATGTTTTTGAGTTTGGCGTTCGAACGGTCAACGGCTTCGTCCCCGTATTTTTCCCGGATTTCCCCGCCGTATTTTTGCTCGTTGTCCAAAATCAGCTTTTCCTTGAAGCCCTCGAATTTTTCCTCATCTGTCATTTCCGTTTCTCCTTTCATTGCCAAAATGCTTTTCTGTACATTGCCGATCAGGCGGTCCAGCCGCGCGCGTTTCTCCCGCAGAGCGGTGAGATGATTCTGCAGAGCGGACAGCCCGTCAAAGTCATTCTCCGCCAAAATACGCCCGATTTCCGAGAGTTCCACGCCCAGTTCCCGGTAGAACAAAATCTGCTGGAGCCGGTTTACCTCCGCTTCCCCGTAAATCCGATACCCGTTGGAGCGCACGGTTTTGGGCGGGAGCAGGCCGCACTGGTCATAATAGCGAAGCGTCCGGGTGCTGACGCCCGCCAGTTTTGCAAGCTGGTTGATGGTGTATTCCATTGACGTTTCCTCCTGTGAGTATCAGTGTAAACCTTGACGCAACGTCAATGTCAATACTTTTTTGAAAAATATATGGAACGAGAGCCAGCCCCTCGCGGGGCGCTCCCGATTGCCGTCGCGGTTAATTGTACTTTTCGAGAATCATGGCGTAAACCGCTCTAACCTCGCCGGCGGGCTTTATGTCCCAGCCGCGGTCGTAGTTGCAAAGGTCTCGGTGGTCGTTCAGCCTGCGGATGGTCAGCTTGGAAATGCGGCCGCCGTCAATGCCGAATTCGGAGCCTTCCTCGTAGTGCTTGACCCAGTATTTGTACGGAACGCCCGTTTCCGGGCCGGTGAGAATGCCTTCGCTCCACATGGCGGTTTCCTCCTTACGGTTTCTCGGTCAGCTTCCCATCGACCAGAATGCAGCGGTGCTCCCGCCCGGTTTTGTCCGCCGCGATAATGCGCAGTTCGCCGTTTTCAAAGGCGTTGTATGCCTTGATAAAGCGCCAGCCTTCGCCGAGCTGTTCCCTGATCATCTGCCTGTAATCCATCGTGGGTTCCTCCCTGAAAAAGTGTTGTGTGCCTTTCGGCATGTACATATATCACTCTGAACGCCCGGAACAGCAAGTCATTTTGAGGATATATATTACACAAAGTTCTCGCTTGGAGATTGTGTGATTAACCCTCGCCCGTGAGGATGAACCGGGCGTAGGCTTTGCGTTCGGTTTCGAGGAAATCCGCCAGTTCAAAAAAGTCCATTTCCAGCGCGATGCTTTTGACGGCGTTCGTGTCAAACATATTCGTCCGCCCGGTGTCACGCACGGCCAGAATCTGTTCCTTCACTTTTTCAGTCACGCCCGCTCACCACCCTGCAAATATCCGCGCCGTAGGCGACCGAAAGGCCGCTCCCGTTGTCCCATGCAACCATCACGCTGCCGATGTCGTCCACGCCGCGCACCGTGCCGCGGGTTCCTATGGGCGGGGCCTGCGGGTCATTCATCCGCACCAGTTCCACGCGGCAGCCCGTGGGATACTGCCGGCGGAGCCGCTCCACCGTTTCTCTGCTCGGAAAATTCATTGTGTTCACCGCCTTACCGTACTCTGGATTTGTAGGAGCCGTTGCCCTTGAGGTTTGCCAGCAGAATTTTCCGCGTCTGCTTGTATTCCTCCCCGATGAAGCCCAGCGAAAGAAGCCAGCACCGCATGGCGTATTTGGGGTTATCCGCCTCGTGCTCCCGGGCGGTGACGCGCTTTTTCTTTTTGGCCGCTTCGCAGAGCTTGGCAATCAGGGCAGTGTAGGCGGCGACGGTGTCGGCATCGTCCGTAAACCGGAACCAGGGGAAGCACAGCCTGCCGCCGTCCTCGTTCGTCTGCCGGATGGGCAGCTCCTCCGTTCCCAGCGACGCTTTCAGAAGCGCGGCCTTGGCGTCCACCATTTTGCAGAGGTTGTCGACCTTTCTGGGGGAAAAGCCGTCCATCGGCATCTCGATGGTCAGAATGTCCGGGACGGCGTTCGCTTTTACCGCTTCCGGTTCGTCGTAATCACGAACCTCGGCGGAAAAGCCGCGTTCTTTCAGGGCCTCCTCAAGCTCCCGGCTGTCCGGGCCGGCGAACAGCCCGGTTTTGCCGACGCGGTAGGCGCCGACCTCGTATTCAAACGAGGGCGCGCCGAGGTAGTGAACCGGCTGATTCAGAATATCACCGGCGGCGCCGGCCAGCGACTTGCGTTTCTCTCCGACAAGGTTGTAGTTGAGCTTCATGATGGAATCCTCCGTTTTGCTTTGATTCCGGCGGGCTTCCGTCCTCCGGTGACTACATATATCACTCCGAAGCGTGAGAATAGCAAGTCATTTCGGCGCCGTAATGCCGACAAAGATGTGCGCGGAGGTTTGTGTATCATACTGCGTTTCCGGACAGCAAAAAGAGCCCCGAAAGGCTCTTTTATGTTTGTCCTATGTACGCCGCCCACAGGGGAAAGTCCTCCCCTCCGGACATGACCAGCACGCCGTCCGTCCGGTTTCGCTGTTTCGCAAGGATGCAGTGCCATACGCCGCTGTCGCCGATACGGCACAGGCCGGCGTTTTCTTCGATGAACCGCCGGTCCGCGCGCAGGTCTGTAACGAAGTTTTCATAGTCGATGGCGGCGAGGGCGACTGTTTTGTTGACCGCATACGGCTTTTCGTCCGAAACGAAGTGAGGCTTCCGCAAATCTTCCAGCCGGCGCGGCAGCCTTACAAAATATGCCGTGGGTTCCCTCATAGACCGCCCCACCCCAGCAGGAAATTGATTGCGTCCTCAAAACCCGATTTGTAGTAATAGCGCGTTTCCTCCCCGATCTGCAGGGCGAGAGCGTCCTCCATGTCTGTCCACAGTTCCCGCTGTTCTTCCGTCAGCGCCCCCGCCAGCCGCTCCATGCACCGGGAGGCTTGGGTAATGGCCGCGGTGACCGTTTCCGGGGGATCCGTCCCGAGATCTCCGAGCCTTCTTGTCATAAATTCGTCCATGGCTTTTCTCAGTTTTTCATCCACTTTCCCTGACCCACCTTTCTTTCGGTGGGTATATCCATCACTCCAAACGGGTGTGATAGCAAGTCATTTCTCTGCTTTCGGCCGGAACACCCTGACCGGAACGCCGAGTTCTTTGCATTTGTTGATGACGAATTTTGTTCCGCGGCTGTGCCCGTCCCAAAAGGCGAGGACAAGGTCGCTGTGCTGAACGATGGTAATGTTGCGCCGAAGCGGAGCCGAACGGCCGTATTTTTCATATTCGGGCAGAAACTCCGTCAGCTTTATACCGTTTGCCTCGGCGTATTCCCGCGCGCAGGCGTCGACGCCCCGCGCCCCGCCGCTGACGATTTCGTTCGTGCCCGGCGGCAGATAATCCCCAAGATTCCGGACGGAAAGGTCTCTTGATCCGATGACCGCAACTCTCATGGCAGGCCTCCGATTGGATATATATTAGACATGTTTTGCGTTCGTTTTGAACATTGTGCCATAAACCGACTATAAAATAAACGCATAACGTATCTAAAGCGGAGGTTTCATATGGCTATAAAGAGCTTATCGATACGGATTGAGGAGGATATGCTGGATCAGCTTCACGTCGTCGCGGACTATGAAGGCCGTTCCGCCAACAGCCAGATCATCTATCTCATCCGCAAATGCATCGAGGAGTATGAGCAAAAGCTTGGGAAAATCGAGGTCAAACGGAAGAGGTAACCGCCGCGACTCCTTCCAGAACGAACCGGACGCACGGCAGAGCCACGCCGTTTCCCCACATTTTATATTCAGCGGAATCCGTATGAGGGTGCCGGAGCCATTTGACTATCTGGTTCCGGCTTTTCGCTCTGGAGGGCGCGCCCATTACGCAACGATGCGTTTCCCACACTTCCGACCAGAAGGCGATTTCCTCTTCGGTCGGGTGCTCCGTACCGAGACTGGAGCACCACCAATCGGGAAAGCCCTGCAGTCTGGCGCATTCGGTGGGGGTGAGCCGCCGGACGATATAACGGGAGCAAACCGCGGAAGGCCCGCGGGATGTGAGCGTGGCCGCGCTTTCCTCCGTGAACTGGGGCTTATACTGCGCGCCTTTTCCTTGGTTAAAAGCCGCGCGGTCGATTCCATAGCTCACCACCGCAACGCCGCCCTGATGACAGTCCGGGCGGGCGCAGTTCAGATCGAGCGTCCGCGAGGTGCCGGCTTCATAAAACCCGCTGTGCGGATTCGGCGAAAGCATGGCGCTGCTTCCATGGGACCCGATGCCGAACGCCGTCATCACCATCGGAACGGAGTTTCCGCCCGCCTGCCCCCGCAGGGTCGGCGTGACTGTTTCGCTGTAGGCAATGCTTCCGGCATCCGCTCCCTGTCCGCCCATAAACGCGGCGGGGTTTGGCGGAGTTTCTTTCTTTTCGTTCATCACGAGCGGAATGTTGCCGCCGCCTGTTCCCATGCGTTCGGAAAGAGTTTGGACAATGCCGTTTTCACAGAACTTCACGCGGCTATCCACCGGATGATTCTCAATCGCCCATGCCCGGCCTCCTAATCTCGAGCAGGCGCCGGGTTCGAAGCCGACTGCGTTTCCAGCGCCAGTCTCAGCACTTCCGGCAGTTGCTTGCCACGGACAGCCGCTCTGCGTAGGATGCCCGCGCAGGCGCGACTCGTCAAATAATATTTTTCCGGCACGTTTGCCTGTAAAATCGACGACAATGTAACAGCGGCGGCGTCTCTGGGCGACTCCCCAAAATTGAGCGTCAAGCGTGCGCCAACCGACGGAGAAACCTTTTCCCACGATTTCGCCGGAGGTCGACCATCGGCCCTTTTCAGGCAAAGGTACTGACAGGGTTTCGTCTTTGATATGGATGAGTTCATTGAGCACCTCCTGAAAATCAAGCCCGCCGTTTGAGGAATACATCCCGGGGACGTTTTCGAGCACAGCGAACTTCGGGTATTCGTTGTCTGTGACAGCGAGCATTTCACGGATAATCCGTATTACCTGAAAGAAGAGTCCCGACCGTTCTCCGTGAAGTCCGGCTCGCCGGCCCGCGACCGAGAGGTCTTGGCAGCAAAAGCCGCCCGTGACAATATCCGCGGGAGGAACTTTGGAGCCGTCCATCCTGTTGATGTCGCCAAGGTGCTTCATCCCCGACAGGCGTTTTGTGGTAACCCGTATGGGGAACGGCTCGATTTCTGAAGCCCACAGCGGTTCGATCCCTGTTAAAACGGCTCCGAGCGGAAAACCGCCGGAGCCGTCGAAGAGCGAACCGAGCGTCAGTTTATTATTCACGTCCCGCCACCTCCTTCACAAGGTCGGCGTAGGCATAGGTTCTGCCGTCCCTCTCGCAGGTGACGTCCGCGCCGCCGTTCTGTTTGAACTTGGCATACCGGCGCAAAATCACGCTCGCGTACTTTTCATCCAGCTCCATCATGAAGCAGATGCGGTCGGTCTGCTCGCATGCAATGAGCGTGGAACCGGAGCCGCCGAAAGTATCCAGCACGATGGCGTTTGCCTCGCTGGAGTTGCGGATGGGATAGGCCAGCAGGTCGAGGGGCTTGCTGGTCGGGTGGTCGGCGTTCTTTTTCGGCTTGTCAAAATTCCAGACCGTGGCTTCCGAGCGGCCGGCGTACCACTTGTGCATACCGGTTTTGAGCCAGCCGTAGAGAATCGGCTCGTGCTGCCACTGGTAGGGTGAACGTCCCATGACAAAGCTGTCCTTCACCCAGATGCAGGTTCCGGAGAGGTGAAAGCCAGCTTCCCGGAACGCCCGGCGGAAGTTTTCGCCCTCGGTGTCCGCGTGGAAGATGTAGGCGGAGCCGCCGCTTTCCAGATTGTCCGCCAGATTCCGGAACGCCGAAAGCAGAAAAGCATAGAACTGGTCTGATTTCTGGCTGTCGTTCCTGATTTTCAGTCCGCTGGAACCCTCGAAGTTCACGTTGTACGGCGGGTCGGTCAGGACAAGGTTTGCCTTGCGGCTTCCACCGGGGCTCCCGGCGCCCATCAGCTTTTTCACCGTTTCCGCGTCGGTGGCGTCGCCGCAGATCAGCCGGTGCCGTCCCAGCGTCCACACATCGCCGGGCAGAACAAAAGCCGCCTCTTCCAAAGTGACCGTGAGGTCAAAGTCATCATCCTGCACCTCGCCGGTGTCGGCGGCAAAGAGCTTTTCAATTTCGTCTGCCCCGAAGCCGGTCAGCTCCACATCAAAGCCGAGGTCCTTCAGCTCGCCGAATTCCAGCGCCAGCAGTTCCTCGTCCCATCCGGCATTCAGCGCAAGGCGGTTGTCCGCAAGAATATAGGCGCGCTTCTGCGCTTCGGTCAAATGTTCCGCAAACACGCAGGGGATTTCGGTCATGCCCTCGGCTTTCGCCGCCAGCACGCGCCCGTGCCCCGCGATGATGTTGCAGTCCTTATCCACAATGACGGGATTGACGAAGCCGAACTCACGGAGCGACGCGCGAAGCTGCAGAATCTGTTCCTTGGAGTGCGTCCGTGCGTTGCGGGCGTAAGGCACCAGTTTGTCGATATTCACTTTCTCAAACCGGGAAGTCCCGGCAGGAAACCTTTCCGTCGGCTGCATTGGCTAAAACCCCCTGTTCCTGAGCATCTCGAGGAATTCGTTCTTGCCCTCGTATTTGGTTTCGCAGTTCTGCGAAACGATCAGCCAGATTTGGTTGTAGACCGCCATCATGGCTTTCTGATAATCCAGCGCCATGTTGACGTAAGGCGACCGCTTGCCGGACGCGATGCGCCCCAGCCGGCGGTTCATGTATTCGCATTCCAGATAGGCCCTGCGCAGGAACGCGAAGTCCTCAATCAGGTTCGGCGCGACCAGTTCTCCGCACCCGGAACCATCGACCCACTCTGCGAGCATTTTATAAATCCCGCTTGCCGGCGGCAGCACGTCGCCGCCCTCCTTGGCAGCCATGTCAAGGAAGGACGGCATACGGCGGCTGCTTTTGGTTTTTGATTTCTGCGCGTTTGAATTTTTTTCAAAACCTGTGTTTGATTTTTCACCCGCGGGAAATTTCAGCTTGGTCAGATCCCGTTTTCCGGGGTTGCCTTCGATGATCTTGTCCGCGAGCGGTTTCTTTGGGCGGCCCGCGCCGGGCCTTGCTCCTCCTCTCGGCACGGGCATCGCCTCCTTTGCCGCGCGTTTTGAAAAAGTTTTTGATTCCGCGAAAATTCATACGAAGGGCCGGGCGCGCTGTCCTGCCCGAAAGCCGCAGAGATTCGGACCGCCCCTCCCGTTGAATTCACAGCCTTTGATTTATTTCATAGAATCAGAAATAATCCCCGCATTCGGCATGAAGCCTTGAGTGGCACTCCTGACACAGCGCCTGCAGGTTCGTCCAGTCGTTGGTGCCGCCGTCGGTCAGCCTGCGCCTGTGGTGAACCAGCTCGGCGGGGGTCAGCCTGCCTTCTGCCTTGCAAACCTCGCACAGCGGATGAGCCGAAAGGTATGCCGCCCGGATCTTTGCCCAAGACCTTCCGTAGCGCTTGTTGGACTCCGGGTCGCGGCCGTACCGGTTGTAGCGCTTGGCTTCCAGCTTCGCGTGCTCCTCGCAGTAGCGCCCGGCGGTCAGCTTGGGACAGCCCGGGTAGGCGCACGGCTTTTTCGCTTTGTACGGCACCGTGATTTCCTCCGTTCCGGCGCATGGAAAAAGCCTCCGCGGGTTTTGCTCCCGTGAAGGCTTTCTGATTTTTTCGCCACTCTAACAATATCATAAGAGCCGCGTGGCTTTCTATGGTCTCGGGTGGCGAATCGCATCCACTTCGTTTAACGCCTTGTTGTGAATCCGGTGCACCCAGCGGATGTCGAGATGCAACGCCACGGAGATTTCCGCCCATGTGTTGAAGCACAGGTAGCGGAGCTCCAGAATGGTCTGGAGATCGGGCGCTTCCACGCACCGGATGATCGTGACAATTTCATGTTTCAGGTCGATCAAAGTGTTCAGGTCGGCGTTGATTTCGTCCTCCAGGTCGATCATTTTGCAGATCACGTCCTCCATGCGGTGGAAATTCCTTGTGCCGCTGTTCGGCGTCTCGCCCAGAGCGGCGGAGGCTTTCTCCGCCAAATTCCGGAGCGACTGGACCTGCTCCAGTTTTGAGTTGATGCGCTGGTCGATTCGATAGGCTTGGGAAAGGTACTCCTTCGCCGTCATTTCCTGCGTGTTCATAATCTGTACCTCCGGTTTCTTGATCCCTCGGGTTGGCACAAATTGTCTCAGGGACGAAGTCCCTTATTGTCATCAGATTTTCAGATCGGCTTTGACCGCCTCAATCAGGGCGGACTGTGTGCGGTCCTTGACGGAAAGCGCCCTGCGTATGCGGCCGTCGATGGTGCCCTTGGTGACGATATGCTGCACCACAACGGTGTCCGCCGTCTGCCCCTGCCGCCAGAGCCGGGCGTTGGTCTGCTGGTAAAGCTCCAGACTCCACGTCAGCCCAAACCAGATGATGGTGGAGCCGCCTGACTGCAGGTTCAGCCCATGCCCGGCGGACGCGGGGTGCACCAGCGCCACGGGAAGCTCGCCGGCGTTCCATCTGCGGATGCTCTCCGGAGTGTCAAGGGGTGAAAACGGGATGCGGAGCTTTCGCAGGCGCTCGGAGATTCTGGCAAGGTCGTGCCTGAACCAGTAGGCCACCAGCACCGGTTTGCCGTTCGCCGCCTCGATCAAATCCTCCAGCGCGTCCAGCTTGCGGCCGTGGATATGGATCGTGCCGCCGGCGTCGTCATAGACCGCGCCGTTTGCCATCTGCGAGAGCTTGTTTGACAGCGCCGCGGCGTTGGCGGCGGTGATCTCGCCGTCCGGGAGCCGAAGCACCAGATCTTTTTTCAGATCGTTGTACCGCGCCCGTTCTTCCTCGGAAAGCCGCACCTCGTATTCGCTGTTGATAAGCTTCGGCATCCGCAGATGGTCGGCGGACTTCATGCTGATGGTGATGTCCGCGATTCTGCGGTAGATCGCTTCCTCCGCGCCGGGCAGCGGCTTGTAGGTGAACACCACCTGCCCGCTGCGCTTGTCAGGAAGAAAATAGTCCGTTCGGTACTGCCCGATAAAGCGGGCGAGGCGCTGTCCCATATCCAGCAGCCGGTATTCGGCCCACAGATCCATCAGTCCGTTCGCCGACGGAGTGCCGGTCAGGCCGATGATGCGGCGGACGCGCGGGCGGATCTTCATCAGCGCCCGGAAGCGTTTTGTCCGGTGGCTTTTGAAGGACGACAGCTCGTCGACCACCACGGTGTCGAAATCAAAGGGGACGCCGCTCTCCTCAATGAGCCACTGGACGTTTTCCCGGTTGATAATGCAGATATCCGCCCGCCGCAAAAGCGCCGCCCTGCGCTCGGCCTCGGTGCCCACCGCCACGGAGCAGGTCAAAAGCGACAGGTGATCCCATTTCTGAATCTCGGCGGGCCATGTGTCGCGGGCCACGCGGAGAGGCGCAATTACCAGAATGCGGTGAGCCTCGAAGCTGTCAAACAGCAGGTTATTCAGGGCGGTCAGCGTGATGCTCGTTTTGCCGAGGCCCATATCCAGCAGGACCGCCGCAATCGGGTGATCCTCGATGTAACGGACGGCATAGGTCTGGTAGCTATGGGGTTCGTATTGCATCCAGAATTCCTCCAATCTGCTCTGGCCGGTCCAGCACGAAAACCCGAAAGCCCAGCCGCCGCAGCGTCCGGTGTCTGGCTTCCTGCAGGGGGCGCGGCGCCCTGCCCGGAGCCTTGACCTCCACAAAGGCCATGCGTCCGCCCGGCAGCAGCACAAGGCGGTCGGGCATGCCGCTCATGCCGGGGGATACGAACTTCAAGGCCAGACCGCCCGTCTGCCTTGCCATCAGGGTGAATTTTTGCTCGATTTCCTTTTCTCTCACGGCCGTTTTCCCCTTTCAAGTGACCTCGGCGCGTGTCATTTACCGAACTTTTTCTTACGAGATTTTTTATGTGCCTAAGAAAAGTTTTGGAAGAGACCTTCGTCGAGGTCACTTGATTATCTGGTTTACTGCAAAAAGCGCTCGAAATCTCCGTCGTCCGTTTTGAGACGGAGCCCGGTAAAAAAGCGCCGGCCGTCCCGGACAATCCGCTCAAAGCCGGCCTTTTCCAGTGCGAAATAGAAATCCGCGGTGCTGCGGACATATTCGTTCGTGTCAATGCTGTAATTGCGGTACGCCTGATACAAAGCGCCGGAGCTTTCGCGGAAACCGGCGGCAAGCTCGCATCGGTCCTCCAGAAAATGACCGAACCAGTCGTTCTGCGCCCGGTACTCATCAATGGCTTTTTGCACGCATGCCGGCACGGGGAGCTTGTAATCCAGCGCGATCACCTTTCGGGCACCCTCGATGATCCACGCCAGAATGCTCTCGCCGGCATTGTTGTAGAGATATTCGCCGTAGTTCTTGATGTCGTTCTTTCCTTCTATCTTTGCGCCAAACGGAATCACGATCAGCCTGCGCCAGATTCCGTCGTCGGAGGCGCTGACCTTCGGCAGGTGGTTGGTGTAGAGAACCAGCGTATGGCAGGGCGTGAAGCTGAACGGGTCCTTGTACTTTTTCTCGGCGAACACATCGTCGGTGGAGCAGAGCTGCTTGACGGTGGAGTCGTTGAGCCGGGCGCCCTCCTGCATTTCGGCGGCGATGAGCAGGCGCTTGCCCTTGACCTCGGCCAGCTCCGGCTTGATGTTGCGGCGGCAGCCCACCGTCAGCGTGTCGGCGGAGATGTTGCCGCTGTACAGACCCAGCACGCGGGAAACCGCGTTCCAGAAGGTGGACTTGCCGTTGCGCCCGCAGCCGTAGGCGATGATGAGCGCTTCCACATAGACCTTGCCGACGGCGGCAAGCCCGCAGATCATCTGCACATAGTCGATGAGTTCGCGGTCTTTGCAGAAGATGAGGTCTAAGCTGTCCTGCCAGAGCTGCCCGCCTTTCCTGCCGGGCGAAACAGAGGTGATTTTGGTGATAAAGTCGGACGGCGCGTGCTCCCGCGCGCCGTCGAGACCTTTGCGCAGATCGTAGGTGGCTTCGGGCGTGCAGAGAAGAAAGCAGTCCGCGTCCAGATCCCTCGGGGAAATCTCCAGCATCGGGCGCGCCTCTTTGAGCGCCGCGGTAATATTCTTGGAATCGCGGCGGCGGATCGCATAGGACTGGTAGGCTTTCGCCGCGAGATATTCGGCGTAGGCCTCGGACTGCGCGTCGTTGAACAGCGCTTCCGCCTTGGCTTTGGAGGTCGTGTCGAGAATGCCCTGCGCCCCGCATCCGGTCAGCTTTTTGGCGGCGGCCAGCAGATCCCGTGTCGCTTCCTCCAGCTGGCGGCGGGTCAGCTCGTGGGCCACTGCCTGTGCGCCCGGCTCGGTTTCCTTCCAGTAGTGCTCCGTGTACCGGATAAAGTGCGTCGCCGGCGAGTAGCGCAGCTCACCGGAAAAGTGCTTTGCCAGCACCTCGGCCTGCCCGACATCGGAGAAATCACCGGGTTTGTATGAGACATCGCCGTTATAGACCTCGGGCGGCACATAACTGTCCTGACGCTGAATTTTGGCGTAAAACCGCCGGGCGCTGTGCCAGATGGTCGAAAGCTCGGCGTCCGGAAGCGGCGGCGCGCATTTTGCGGCTTCCTCCAGAAAGCATTGATACGCCTCATCGCCGTCGCCGTATTTTTTGATGACACGGCCGGCAAATCGGGACAGGGTGGCGTTGCGGCTGCCCTCCGGAATAACCGGGCCGATTCCGCTGCCGCCGGGAAGATCCGCGTCAAAGTCGTCGTCCTCCAGAAATTCGGTCAGATTCATCCTGCCGGGGAAGAGTTCCACCTCGGCGCGGGATGTGCCGAAGAAGAAGCGCGCCGCGTCCAGCGCCCTGGTGTCAAAATACGGAAAGACGGCGCTTACCAGCTTCTTCATATCGCTGTAAGCAGCCGCGTCGGTGATGCGCGTAATCGGGAAAAGAATATGAAACTTCGGCCGGGCGGGCTTCCCGTTTTTCTCGCGCATGTGGCAGCGGCTGTAATGGACCGCGAAGCCGACGTGCGGAAACGCGGCGGCGACATCGGCCGGGCGAACCCAATCGGCCGGGTTTTCGGAGTGGTCGTTGTCGCAGTCCACGGGCAGGCAGTCCGAGCCGAGAAAATTGTCGCCGCTTCGGTAGCTGTTTTTGTACTCGGCGCAGACGTAGTCGCGGCAGACCGCCGCCCGCAGGCTTTCCTCGTCCGTGACTTCGGTTTTGTGGGGATAGGAGCAGTTGCCGGGGTTGCCGACAATGTCGGCGCTGTACAGCGTAAACATCAGTCGCGCACCTCCTTCGCGCCGTCCTCCAATACCTTGGTGATGAACTTCAGCGCCGTGATAATGGTTTCCAGTTCGCAGTCGCCGCCGAGCGTGACTTCAAAGCCTCCGTTTCCGCAGCGGCCCAGCGGGCGCACCCGGATATCCGTGCCGCCCTCGTCCGAAATGCGGAAATAGGTGCGGCTGCCGTGCCCGGTGTCTCCGCCCTGATAGCCGTTGGTGCCGGCCTCAGCCTCGAGAACGTTGGCGCTGACAATTTCGCGCGTATAAGTAGGAATCTCTGTGCCGCCGATGCGGCGCGTGCCTTCAGTGACTGCAAACATCCTGTACCTCCTCCAAATCTTCCGTGAAGCAGCGCAGGCGGTAATTCTTCCACCTGGCGCGTTTGATTTCCGCCTGCATGCCGGCTGTGATATTGCCGCCGAACACCCACACCTCGGAGCATTTGCTCATCAGGGCGTTTCCGAAGAACAGCCCAAGCTCCCACTCCCGCGGGTCGGCGTCGTTTAAAAACTGCGGGAACAGCAGGTGCGGCGCGATCGGAATAAACCCCTTGTCCACGGCGAATCGGCAGTAATTCCGCGCGGCCCGGACGTTTCTTTCGACATCTCCCGCATAGGGGGAGCAGATATAGACGATGGGCCGAAATGCCCGGAGCGCGCGCTCCTCCTGCTCAATCAGCGACAGAGCTTCGCAGGCGGTGGGGTCCGGATAGCCTTCGCTGTTGCGTTTGCCGATGCTCATGGCAGACCTCCTTTCCAAGCGGATACACGCCGCCCGCTTCTATTACCCACTGGAGGCGACGGCCCGCTTTTGACGAACCTGCTTAGTCTTTTTTATAGAAATCCGTCTCGTACCCGTCGGCGCGGAGCAGCAGACCCTTTGCCCATGGCGGCGTTCTGCCCATCTGTTCGCAGACGGCCTGCAGAGACATGCCCGGTTCGGCTTCGATGACCACTTCGTCGTGAATGTGCATGACGATGGCGTAATTTCGGAGCGTCCGCATGGCGTAACAGAGAATATCGCGTGCGGTGGCCTGCACAATGTTTTCCACAAATTTAGGGCCGTAGGAATCGAGGCGTTCCCATTTCTTCGTGCCGCCGACGCCTTCATAGGTGACGCACTGCCCGCCGAACCGGTTTTGACCGATGCGCGGCTTTACATAGGCAAGCCGCCGGCCGGAAGGCAGCGTGACAAAAAGCATCCCGCTCCGGCAGGAGAACACAATGCCGTGGGTGCTGTTGGCATGTTTATTGCGGACGGCCTCAATCGCCGCACGGTCCACATCCCACCAGAGCTTTACGATATTCGGATTGGACTGCCGCCACGCGTCGACCAGCAAAGGAAGCTCGTCTTCGGCAAGGCCCATGTCGAGAGCGCCCATGGCTTTGAGCGCACCGACCGAGCCGCCGTACCCGAGTGCCAGCTCTGCGATTTTTCCCTTTTGCCGCAGATGCCCGTTGACGCCGTGCTTTTCGACCGGCACCTTAAACATCTGAGAGGCGGAGGCGCAGTAGATGTCGCCGCCCTTTGCAAAAACCGCCTGCCGCCACTGCTCGCCGGCAAGCCACGCGATCACGCGGGCTTCGATGGCGCTGAAGTCCGCGACGATGAATTTTGCGCCCGCCCGCGGCACGAATGCCGTGCGGATCAGCTGGGAGAGCGTATCCGGAACATCTTCGTAGAGCATTTCGACGCCGTCATAATCTCCGCGGCGCACCAGCGTGCGTGCCTGCTCCAGGTCGGGAAGATGGTTCTGCGGCAGGTTTTGCATTTGAATGAGCCGGCCGGCCCAGCGCCCGGTTCGGCTGGCGCCGTAAAACTGGAACATGCCGCGGGCGCGTCCGTCGGCGCAGACGGCGGTCTCCATCGCCTGATATTTCCGCACCGAGGATTTGGCAAGCTGCTGTCGGAGGGAGAGCGCGTCGCCGAGGGGTTCCGGTGCGGTTTTCATCAGTTCTGCGACGGCCTTTTTGCCGAGGGTGTCCGTTTCCAGCCCGTTTTCCGCAAGCCACCGCTTCATCTGCTGAACCGAATTCGGATTGTCCAGCTCCGTCAGCTTCTTCATGGCTGCGGTAAGCTGCCGGCGGGAGCGTGCGTCCATCGCGATGGCCTGCCTGACCAGCGTCAGATCCAGCGCGGCGCCCCGGTCGTTGATTTCCTGATCCAGCTGATACTCCTCCCAGACGCTTTCGGGCACCGGGAACTTGGAAAG